CCAAGAAGCATCAACGAAAATGAAAACACATTGGCAATTGCCATTAAGTTGAAACTTCGTTAGAGTAGCCGCCCTTAAAACCAGCTCCACAATGGTTTTAAGTAAAGATTTTGGTGAGGTGTCCGAGTGGCTGATTCGGAGGCCTTGCCGGAGAAAACGCCCCTAGGGCGATAACGAGCACGCAGGCGTGTGATCCTGACGCTCGTAAAACCATCTAAAAAGCGCACAAAAAACGATTTTGGTGAGGTGTCCGAGTGGCTGAAGGAGCACGCCTGGAAAGCGTGTAACGGGTTAAACTGTTCGAGGGTTCGAATCCCTCCCTCACCGCCATTTAAACGATTGATAGTAAAGGGATTTATTTATAGCGGTATCGGTTTGGGTCTGTTTTGGGACTAAATCGGGGACTGTTAAAGGCCTAAGAGCTTGTTGGCTAGGTCTGCTTTGCTGATTCTTTCGTCTTCTCTTATATATTTTGAATACTTCCTGCGCAGCATTGCTTCGGAGGTGTGCCCCATTTGGTCCATGATCCACGACAAATCTAATCCGGCTGTTAATGCTTGCGAGGCGAATGTGTGTCGGCAATTCACTGGGCCGCGAAACCTTACCTCTGCTTTTGCCAAATGACGTACCCAGAACCCCTGCCTATATAGCTGAATGTCGGTATACGGGCTGCCCGTTCTGGTGTTGATGAATACCGGCCTAAATTGCTCTTTTCGCGTGGTGCGGTTGTCGCGCTGCAGCACGTCTATTGTTATGGGAGCCAAGTGGCCGGTAATTTGATATTGGCTGCGCAGGGCTTCAAGTGCTGGCTTTAGCAAGTCGATTTTGCGTTTAGAGCGCTTGGTTTTGGTGGCTTTGTATTGCCCGGCCACTATGGCGCGTTGCAGTAATGCGTGAGCGTTGTCTAGGTCTACATCATCCCAGCCCAGCGCCATAGATTCAGAAGGCCTTGGGCCGCTCCACATCGAAAACGCCGCAAAGTTAATTTCGCCCTGTCGGCTGGTTTTGGTTTTTAGAATGGCGTCGATCTCGGCGCGGGTGAACGGGTCTGGGTCTTCGTCGTCTGGCAGCGAAACCTTAATGCCCTCTACCGGGTTAAACGCCGTTTTATTGCGCTGGCGGTAAAGGGTAAATACCTGGTTCATTAACGACACAATCTCTTTAATCGATTTGTTGGACAAGTGCTTCAAATCGTTAGCGATCCAGTCTTCTACGTGAATAGAGTCTATTTTGTCGGCTTGGCTGTTGCCCCAGCGCGGCCGAATATGGCCATTTACCCAACGGCGGTAATTTAAAATGGTACTGGGCGCCACCTGTCTGGCTTTAATCTGCAGCCACGTATCTAGCCATACCGCAACCGTATTGCCTTTAAGCTTGGCGCTATTGGGAAAACGACGGGAATAGTCGAAAGTACCGGCCTTAATCTCGTGCTTTATTGTGGCTACCAAACCCTCGGCATAGCGCTTATTCTCGGCCGTTGGGTCAATACCCAGCGATTCGCGGCACTTTTCGCCATTGAAGTAAAAATACACCCGCAGCGTACCGCCGTGGACTTCCCAACCCTTCGCCATTAATATCGCCCGTTAATCAAACCGAGTGTCCAAGGTGATACACCTGCCCTACCCGGTCAAGAAATGCCAATCACAGAACAGGGAGTTCGCCCATGCGCCGCGCCATATTGTTATTTATATCTACCGTGATAATTGCTTGCTCTGGCTCCTACGATGACCAGCTCGACGTTATAAACTACGCCTACGCAGAGCACGTACCCAACGCCAAAGGTGCTTGGTGCACCCACAAAACCATTAATAACCGCGAATACATTGGCTGCCCCTATCAAGTGTCAAAATACAAAAAAACTGCACTATGGATACTCCAAGGCAGCACGTATTACGCAGTAAACGGAACGGCCCGAGGCGACCGCGAAACAATTGGCACCTACACCGACTTTAAAGATATGCCCTTACCGCTGCCGGCCGATATCGACATACCGGCGGCGATAAAAGCGTTTAATTGATAACACTTGCATTGCGCGGGACCTAGCGGCCCGCGAATAGCGGCGTTAAATTTTGCGCCCGCGAGTGCCCCGAGCTTCGTTGATAGCCATCTTGCGCAGTAGCTGGGCTTCGATGTCGATCCCCTGGGTTACGGTCAGGTCGAGTACTCGCAAGATAATGTCTGCCAGTTCTTCTCCCAGCTTGTCAGTGGGGTGGTCGCCTCGGCATTCGTTCACGGCTTCGCCCACTTCGCTAGCAATTAATGCAAGGGCTTCCAGCACGGTTTTGTTGTGCCAGCCCATGCGCTCCACCCAGTCATGTTGAGCATGGGCAATGCCAGAAATTGTCTGTGGCGGGGTGTCGCTGCTGACCTTGCTGGCACCTCTAAGGGCACCATCAAAGTTGTGCATCACTTCTGGAAAATCGTCATCTACTGGCGCGGTTTGGCGCAGAGCCATGCCTGTTCTGTAAACTTCTCTAAGTGCTTCAAGTTCGCTCATTTGAGCCTCCAAAATTTAACAGTTCACGGCAGCGGATAAACCGCTGCATATTTGGGTTAAACGTCATACGATCGTAATTTCACCGACTGCCCCGATTGCATTTTTTTATGACAACCAGGGCAGGTGTAGTTTGATCCAATGGAACCATCACTGTGTATAAAATCTGCCGGATACGGTGCCTGCCACCACCCCGCCGCTAGCCGCCATAAAGGCGGCTCTCCATCTTCATCGGGGAGCACGGCTAGTGACTTTTTCCCGCAGCATTCGCAAATAGCTCTCACTTTCCCGTTGCTGGTTTTCGCGTAATTTATATATTCGCTGGGCACAACAATAGATCCGATGCTGGGCTTAAACTCACACAAATACTGCGTTTCAAATTCTTTTGGGGTCATGACAGCAACTCCCGCTGGTAATGTTCAAGCAACTGTTCAGCGCTATTCATATAGCAATCATTGTTTGACTCTATACCTAGCGAGTAAAGAAATTGGCGCTCCCACGAACCGGGACGCCTTGCGCCGTCGATAATGCTGCTTACAAGGTATTGAACTAATCGTTGTGAATCGGGGTAACCGCTAAATTCAGCGAGCTTGTCTAGCACCTGCTGATTTACTTCGCTTACCTTTATTTCTAATGTATCTGGCATGGCTGTATCTCCTTAAGCCTTAAATTTCTGAAAATTGACGTTAATTTTGTTAAACATCGCCGCCGCTGCTTTGTTGTGGTCCAGTTCAGCGCGGCTTTTTACTTCTTGGTTCGCAATATTGCTGCTAGCCGGTCGGCGGCTTGGTCTGTATCGGGCTGGTCGCTTCCGTTACAAATCACGCCGTAACCACATATAAGGCAGCCAAAAAGCTCTTGTTTTCCTACATTAAGGTGCCAAGGCCCAAGCGGCAGGCTGCACCGTGGACACTCACGTCCATCGAAAGCAAACCATCCAAACTCTTTCTTCTTTAACTCAGGATCTAAATCAGTAAACATCCCCGCCCTAGTACTTACGGCGACATCTATCCGCACATTCTTTGCCCACGAGGTGCCATTAATCGCCATACTGGTAATAAAATAGCGGTTCTTTTTCTTGTTAACGATAATTTCTTCTCGGTCGGTTCCGGGGTTCAAAACCTGCTTTACGAGATATTTAACCGGCTTATCTTCGTATTCGCAGTAAACGGTATAGCCGACTTTAATTTGTCCGGCTGCAGTTAAATTCTTCATAATTGCCCCTTAAATTTCTGAAAATTAATATTGATCTTGTTAAACATCGCCGCCGCTTCGGGTTTGTGGTCCAGTTCAGCGCGGCTTTGTACTTTGCAGGCATCCAAAAAGAAGTCGCGGGCGTCTTCTTCAGTATGGGTGCCGTCGGGTATGTCTATTGGGTATTTGGCGTTGCGCATGCGGTCTAGCCAAAGCCGAAACTTTGGGTTTTGGCAGAGCATGGCAGCGCGGCGCGAAAGCGCCCCGCCCTTCATGGCTTGCGACCTTGTTTAGCAATGCGGTGCCGATAGATTAATACCAATAAAATCAGTAATACCTCGACAATAAGTAGCCACCAGCCATTCATGCTGCACTCGCCTTGCGCAGCGCCTGCGCCATATTTACCCCCACTAAAGCAGCGGCAACCGGTGGGCAAACGCTATTCCCACATTTCGCTATTTGCTGAGTTTTAGTTACCGGTTTGCCACTCGCGTCGCGGTTAAATATGTAATTAACCGGAAAGCCTTGGGCCGCGAATAGCTCGTGGGGTTGGAGCATACGCATACCAATATCAACGATCTGATATTGCTCACCGCGAACGGTAACCAGCCCAAAGCGATCGCGGGTTGAAATGGTATGGAGTGGATCGTCAAGGCTCATACCGTCTCGATCATTGCCGTAATACTTCAAAAGGAAGGCTCTCACCTCGCCGACATGGTTTCCGCCAGAGGTAAGCGTAGGTATCGGGTCGGTAACGGCTTGGCCAAACTGGGTGTTGCGCAGCTTGACTAGGTGGCTAGTTACCAAGCTGTGGTGGTCTTGCTGGGTAATGGTGCCAATCGCCTGCTCTACCCCGTGGCCGGTAACGCCGCCGTAGTGCTTAGCCAAAAATGCCGACACCAAACCGATTGGGGCAGAACCACCGGGTCTTTGTACGTAGCTGGAAGCGGTTACGGTATGTAGTGGGCTTGCTATATCGTGGCCAATAGAACCACTACGAAATTTGGTAACGTGCGGCGATATCGCCAATGGATCTGCGCCGTTAACAATAAAGGGCTTAGGGTTATCGATGACAAAACGCTGCAAACCCTTAGCAATCCTTCTAAGGGTGTTCTCTGCCAAGGGCTTTTTACGGCCGAAAATACTTGGGCATGGCAATGTCCAATCGATAATGTCGGCGGCGGTACGGTACTTTTTTAAACCTGGGCCATGAGTTGGTTTTGGCCACAGAATGGGCTGGCCATCACACCGCGCCACCATAAAAAGGCGCTTTCTTATGGTTGGGGCTCCATAGTCGCAGGCCCGCAATGTTTTAAATTCCACCTTGTAGCCTTGCCGCCCCAGAGCATTTTTAAAGCTTTGAAACGTTTGCCCTTTGCGTTTAGGGCAGGGTCTTAGGTCGCCATTTTCATCAGATATCAGAGGCCCCCACGTTGTGAATTCCTCTACATTTTCCAGCATGATCACACGGGGCTTTACCGTGGCCGCCCAGCGCAACACAACCCACGCCAGCCCTCGTACTCGAGGCGAAACCGGTGCGCCGCCTTTGGCTTTTGAGAAATGGCGACAATCCGGACTAAACCATGCCAGACCAACCGGCTGCCCTTGGCAGGCCTCGCGGGGGTCAACCTCCCACACGCTTTCGCAATAATGCTTAGTGCAAGGATGGTTGACCGTGTGCATGCTAATGGCTTGGGGGTCGTGGTTAATCGCGATATCTACTGGCCGCCCTAGCGCCATTTCAATCCCGGTAGACGCCCCGCCGCCACCGGCAAAGCTATCAATTAGTAGCTCGCCCATATTTAAACGGAGCTGTGGCACGGTTCGGTAATTCATACGCCCACCCCTTTCTCAGCAAAAACCAGCGCATTGCGCGCTACGCGGCCGCGGTCTTCCATTGCGTGCGTGGCATCGCCGGTTTGCCAGCTGCTTTTGTAGCTGGCTTGGGCTGCGTAAAAGTGCACGGCCTGGGCTAATGCGGTGAGTTTGTGCTGTAGGCCTTCGGGCAGGCGGCGGGCTTCGGCTTTAACGAGACGCAGTTCGGCTGCGGTGATCAGTACCGGCATGTCGCTGCTCATTGAGTCGATGGGGTCGTTGCCGTTGCCCTGCCAAAACCACACAGGCGTGTCGCGGTCGCCGCGCAGGTGGTTGGCGAGTTCTTCCGACTTGGCCAGGCGACGCAGTAAATACTGGTTGGTTTCCTGCAGGCGTTGAATTTCGCCCAGGTAATCGGCCAGTTTGTCTTGTATTGGTTTAGTGGTAGCCTTGGCTGCGCTGCTGCTTTGGCGAGTGAGTGCTGTTTGCATGGTCTTTCTCCTTGAGTAGTGGCAGGCATCGGAAAGTTGGCGCTTTCCGGTGCCACATATAAAACATGTTGCTAGCTGTCTAATTTCTCCACTGTGATGCGATATTCAATTTTTCCAGTGTTGCCGTTCCGTATCTCAACTGGCTTGCCAAAAATTTCAACGTGCTGAGCAACGGCAACCAATGCCTGAATAGTCACGTCTTGTTTATTTGCCGCCCAGGTCCGACCATCTTTAAGCACCCCGCCAGCAAAAATAGTGTTCGTTAATGGGCTGGTGCCAACGTGTAATTTTTTATTCATCATAACGACACTAAGCGCTGGCGCTTGTCGGTCATGGTGGCCACGTTGCTGCGCTGGGCTTGCTTGCGGCGGTAGATTTCTTCGCGGTCTACAGCTACATCGTTTTCTGCGGTTATGCCCAATCGCACTTGGTTGCCTTTAACGCCCAGCACGGTGACTTCGGTTAGTTTGCCGTTGTCGTCTACCATTAGGGTTTCGCCTATCCGTCTCGTTAATATCAGCATGGTGTTGCTCCTTGGTTTGTGTCGTCGTTTAAAAGGTAACGACGTAGGTAAGCCCTGCGGCAAATAGCCAGTAGAGCCCTTTTCGCCAGTCGCCAGACATCAAGTAAGGCATTGATGCTGCCGCCTGAATTACCAGCATGGTGGCTGGCAAAATCTTTTCTGCGCCCATTAGTTGGCCGCCTCGCTAGGTATTGGATCGCGCAGGTCGTGTGCCTGGGCAAATGCGGTGCGGTCGAGTAGCGCTTTCCAGTCGGCCAGCGGTTTTGCCTCGATGGGCATGCCGCCGTCGGCTGGGCAATCGGTTTTTGCTAAAAACACCACGTCGAGTAAGGCGGCGGCTAAGGCATTGCCGCCCGCGATTAACTCTTCATAGGTGGCCATGCCGGGGTCTTCTTTAAATTCGCTCACTGTGCATTCTCCTTTCTATACCAGCCCATTTGGTTCATATCGTCATCACTTAACGAGGTGATTGATTCGCCCGGTTTCATAAAAACAAACAAAGTTCCTTCGGGGTATTTGCTTGCTAATTCTTTAACCGCGCGCCGGTCAAAATCACGGTTGGTTCGAATCAGCACCACGCTATGGTCTTTTCCGGCGGCCATATCCACGCCAATAATTTCTGGTTCTTCGGTCACGCTTTGCGCTCCTTGTTTTCAAATATCCAGCAGCGCACAGATTTGCCGCTGCCGTTTTCGCCATGAATGGCCGAATTAACGGTTTTGTAGTCGAGGTATTTGTAGCGACGGCTGGCTTTTAGCAGGCGCTTTAGGTCGGCCAGCGGCGGTACTTGCTGGCGGTGGTCGGCAGCGATTTCTATGTAATGGTTTAGGTTAATGGCAATTTGGCCGGGGTCTTTGCTGTGATTTAGTTTTTGGTTAAATTCGTCGCCATTTAAGAAGTCGTACTGCTCCCAAAATTCTTGAACTATGGGGTGGTCGGCACTAATGGCCACTTGGCGCTCTGCGGCCATAGCCAAAAGCTCTAATTGGGTTGCCTTTATCTGCTCTTTGGTTATGGGTAATACCAGTTCCAAGGCGCTTACCAGCGCGCAGAGCAAACCGTGGTTTTTAGCGATACGCACATTTTTAATGGCTTCTTGAGCCATTAGGCGTTTTTCAAATTCGGGGGTTTTATCGGCAATAAAGGCCAGAATCTCCTTTTCTTTTTTGGCGGCCTCCACAATAAAACTGCTTACATGCTCAAGGGGCATGTGCTCCAGTTCATTAGCCAGCACCTTGCTTTCGTCGGTGTGGGCTGCGCGGGTAAAGCGCAGGTGCACTATGCGCTGCAGTACGGCTTCACTGGCTTGCACCGCGGCGTTTTGGCTAATGGCAATGGCGCCCCTAAATGGCGGTTCGTAGGTTTCGTTGCCGCCGTTTTTCATACCACGGCTACGCACTGAGCGGCCGTTGTAGGCGGTCTTTAGTTCGTCCCAATCAAATTTTTTACCGTTGGCGGTGTCTTCGTCGCGGTCGCCCTCAATAAGCACCACCGGCATATTGGAAACCTGCCCCATGTTGCGAGCGCGGGCGGCGGCGGTAGATTTACTGGGGTCGAAACCTTCATAGTCGCGGCGGCCCAGAAGCTTCCACAAAAATTCGATAAGGGTAGTTTTACCCGCACCCGGCTCGCCGATTACCTCAATAAACGGGAATGACTTTTGCGCATCGCGGATCTGCTCGGCAAACAGCGAACCAAACCAAAACGCCAATGCCACCACACCGCGCTCACCAAAACAGGTGTGAATGTGGTTTATCCAGTCGTTGCGGTAGTTGTCGGCGTCTTTGGCAATGGTGAGGTGCACAGACTGGCCTAAGCTCTTAATGGCCAGTTTGCCAGTGTCGAAATAGTCTTCATCATTTAGCGCATAGGTGCGGCCATCTTTAATGGCAATGTCGTTAAGCACGTACACGCCAAACTCTTTGCTGTAGCCAATGTAGTCGATGGTGTTAACGGTTTTAATGTTATAGAGCTGGTGGCGCGCTATGGCGTCTAAATGCTGGCTGGTGCCGGTGAACACGCTACCCGCTGCCACCGACAGCAGGCGCTTTTTAAATTCGCTGGCGCTCGAAAGCTGGCCGCCGGTAAAGGTGTTTTTAACCGCTGCACCGCTGTGCGGAAAGGTAATGCGGGCGTAATACCAGCTTTCGTCCGTTATCGTGTTGGCCTGAAAATACAAAAACTGAAAATAGCAGTTGGCAATTTCGATAATGCTGCCTGATTGCTTTAGCGCTTCGTCGCGGCGCTCTTTGTAGGTCATGCCCTCGGCTTCTAATAAGGTTTGGTAGGCCTTTTCGTATTTGTCTAAATTAAGGCTGAACCAATACAGGCGGTTTTTATATTCAAAATTAAATTCACGGCGGTTGGTTTTGTTGTAAATCAGCAATGACTTTTCGCTGGCGCTCTCGGCAATTAACAAGCTGCCGTGGTAGCGGTATTGCTCAAAATCTTTGTCGGTTAAACGGCCCTGCATGTGCAGGTCATTCCAGTCGTTTTTGTATTTACCGCTCTGTTTGATGGTAACGGCAGCCGATTTTAAGCCCGCCTCTTTGGCGCGCTCGTGGTGCTTTATGGTCCATTTTCGGCCTGCGGTGTCGCCGTCTAGGCCCCACACCCAATTCACATTCTTAGCGTTGTGCTCGTCAAAAAATTTGGCTGGGTAGTTGGTACAGCCCAGTAGCGCGGCCGATTTATAGCCGTTTAAATAAAGGGCAATGGCATCAAGTATGCCCTCTACCAGAATTACCTCGTCGCCCGCCTCGACATCAACACCAGGGGGAAACCACGCAAGGCCTTTGTAGTCGCCATTAAAATGGGCTTTGCGTTTTTTCTTTTCGCCGTTGTCGTTAATCCATAGCTCTTCTACAAAACGGTCGAAGTAAACGCCGGGGGCGATCATAAACCGCACGGTGGCGGTGCCCGAGGCGCCAATACACTGTTGGCTCCACCAGCGGTCTTGCTCATACCAGCCAGCAATACGGGCAATATCAAAGCCCCGCGCCTGCATTAAGTAGGCGTCTGCCGTGGCCTTGGGGTTTGTATCGGTGGGCTGGTAACGCTCGTTGAATTTTTCAAAGGCGTCGGGGTAAAGCTCTTTTACGCTCTCTGACCAGGCACAGTTATTTTCACGCCCGCAGCGCACTACCCACGGTGATTCGGCTTTAGTGTACAGCTCTTTTTTATTGCAGCTGGGGCAGCGCCCAGCCCGCAGCCAGCCCCCGCGCTCTTTAAAGTCAAAGTCGCGCAGCAGCCGGTTGGTTATGTCTTTATGTACTGCAGGAATCATGGCGAGGCCTTTACAGATCGAGGTTGCGTTGAATTTGGTTGGCGCTGGCGCTTATCGATCTGGCGGCCAGATTAAAACTCTCAAAGGCGTCGCTAATTTCATTGTTAAAGGTTTCTAGGCGGCGCAAGGCGGCGTGAATCCCTTTTTCCATGGTCTCGACCGTTTCTTTAATCTCGCAGGCTTCATAATTGATGTCGCTTTGGTCGATATCTGCGGGGGTTTCTTCAATTTCTTCTAGCACTGCGAGCACCGCCAAATGCGCGGGGCTATATGGCTCGGTAATCCACAAATGGCGCTCTAATTCGTCTGGGGTTAGGTTGCGTAACATTGCCTGATTCATGGTGGTGACCTCTAAAATTTTTTAATAATCCGGTTTAAGTCTGTTACAGCCGCATGGGTTGAATAATGTGCACAACGTCGTCGCCGCTAATAAACACTTGCTGGTTGAGGCCGCCGCTGTTTATCCATGTGAATGGCCCGCTCATGGCCGCGCACAAATCAGCAAGGTAGGCGATGTTTAAGCCCACTTCAGGCCATTCCATGTTGATGCTGGCCGCGGCTTCGTCGGTGATTTCGTCGTTGGGGGCAATAAATAAGGTGTCTTTATTGGCAGTGACTTTTATGGCGCCAGCTTGGGTAACAAAGCTTTTTAAGCGCTGTAGCGATGGGGTGAGGTGTTCAGGCGTAATGGCGGCCTCGGCAGCACCTTGGGGCACGGTTAATAAGCGGCGGTAGTCTGGGTATTTGCCATCGACCAAGGTCGATCTAAACCGGCCCGTTGCGGTGTTAACTTGTATAGCGCCCTCGCTGCCGACCACGGTTGCGCCGTCTTCTTTTAGCGCAGCGATTAATAATTTAATGCTGTCGGTGGGAATAATCATGGGCGGCATGTCGGCTTTAATGGTGGCGCAAGCCATGCGGTGGCCGTCGGTTGCTACTACGTCGCCCTCATTAAAATGCACTCCATTTAAATAGTATCTAACATCCATTTTGCCGCAGGCGTACTGCACGTGCTCCATGGCTTGGGCCAGTGCTCTTGGGTCGACTGCCAGCGGCGTTGGCTTGTCCATAGCACCGCAGTTTGGGTAATCGCTGGCCGCCAGCGACGGCACCACAAAGCGGCGGCGCTGTTGGCTTACCGTGGCTTTTTCGCGGTCTGCCAGCTTAATCACCACCGGCCCTACAAGCCCCATAATGGCCGCCTTTAATTTTCCAGCGTGGCAGGTAATGGCGCCCTCTTCGTCTACCCGCTCTACAGCAATAATCACCTCTAATTCGCGGGAACCGTCGCTGCTCACAATGCTAAGCACGGGCGGGTTAGCGGTGGCCGTTAACAGTACGTGTTCAAATATATTTAAGGTGCTGCGGCGCTCGGCCAAGTTGTTTTTTAGGGCGGCAGCTAGCCCCTGTGCGTTCACAGTAATGTTCATGGTGGGCCCTTATTTAAGTGAGAAAAAATCGGTGACGGCGTGCAAAATTTGGTCTGCCGACACAATAATTTCGCGGTGGTCTTTGGTGCGCAAGGTGACGTGGTAAGCACTGGCGTTGCTAATGTCTAACCAAACATCACCGCTGTGGCTGGCTTGCGCTAATGCCAATGCCGCCTCGCGCTGGGCGCGGTCTTGGCCAATATCAAAGGTGAGCATTAAATGGGTTGCGCAGCGGGTTTTAAGTGCCTCTGTGCCTTGCTCGTGGCTTAAATGCTCTGCGCGGTGGCGCAGCATATACACCAGCGCGGCATTGCTTACGGTGGTTTCGGGGTTAATCGGCAGTACATTGCTCATACATCACCTCGCGGTTGGTTGTTTTAAACTAGCTGTGCACAACGGCTAAATGGCCGCTTTGCGTAATGGCTGGGCTGCTTTCTGGGTAGACGCTTTGCTGCAAAGCTAAATAATCTTCGCGCCAGTCTTCTGCCCATGCTTCGGCTTGGTCAGCCCGCATTTGCAGTTCTTTATTTTCGGTTTGCAGCGCGTCTATTTGGGCGCTAAGGCGCGCTAATTCGGCCTGCAACTGAGGCACCGCGCACAAATCAAATTTGTTTTTTAATCGCTTTAAAATGTCCATATTCAATGCCCCAGTAAGATGATTAAAAATTAGTTATCGTTTGAAAAAAGGCCCTTGGTAAACGGCAAATTCACGCTGGGGTCTGGCGTGGCAGACTCAGACAGCGTGCGCACTGCAGACAAATAGGCCACCCATGTGTGGCCACAGTGCGGGTTTTTACAGATCAGTTTTAACTCGCGGGTGGTGCGGGTCATTTGCTCGCTGTCGCGAATGTATGACTCGCACAAGCAATGGGGGCATGGCACTAGGCGGCTCATTGGGCACCGCCTTCGCGTAAGGCTTTTACGTGGCTTAGGGCACTGGCGGTGGCGCCTAGGGCCTCGGTTAGTTCCCGCTCGGCGCGGTCTAGCTCGCCGGGGTCAATGCCATCTAGCAAGGCCGCAAGGCTTTTGGTGGCCTCGGCTTGCTCTTGTACTAAATGCTCAAAGGCCAGCAAGGTTTGCCCGGCATCTATTTTTAAGGCCACTTGTACGCTGGCGTTAGCGTAAACATCGTTTAAATACTGCAAGCGCATATCGGCAGGCATAGAGGCCACAATGGCTTGCTCTACATACCAAAGTTTGTCTGGTGCGGGTTTAACCTCTTCGTAGGCGCCCAACCAGCGCCACAGCTTTTGGGCGTGGGCCCGCATGTCGCCGCAAAGGTCGTCGCTGTGGGAAAACTCCACCCCTGTGCCTGCCAAAAATTCTTGCATGGCCAGCTCGTTAAATTTTTCTACTACTATCTCGGCCACAATTTGGCGGTTGTGGCGCGGCATACCAGACCAGCGATCTAAGTAACGGCGAATCAGTGCAAGGCGGTTTTGTGTGGTGGTCATTTGTTGTTTTATCCCCTGTGACTTCGGTTTCATGACGGCTTACCCAAATAGCCGCACACTAGGCGCCATGTTCTGAAAAAAACTTATTGAGGCCCGCAAGGGTTGGTGGATCGCTAAGCACGCGCGCTATGGCTTCGTTATAGGCCGCAACCAATTTGGGGCAGTGTTCTATAGGCACCGAACCACGGCGCCGCCAATTATCAACAGACTGGGTATTGGCGAGATTTGCAGCCAGGGCTACACCGCTACGACCCAAAATAGAAATGACTTTTTCTATATCGTTAGTGGCTTCCGAATTGGAGCAAGGCTTTTGCTGTGTCATCTTTAAATATTCACTTTGTTTGTTTTGACGAACATATAGTTACGTGACAGCAAACAGAAAAGCAAACAAAATATTACTTTTAGCAAACAATTTTTAGCTCACTACAAATCGGACTACAGCCATGATTAGCGAAGAGATCACACGGATCGAAGAGCGGCTTAAGGATTTGGGTTTAACGAAAACGGAATTTGCAATAGCGCTAGGCGCGCCAGAAGACAATGCCAGCTCCTACTACAACAACTGGCGCCATAGAGACTTACCAAAATCACGACTAAGTGCCGCGGCAGATTTTTTAAATACCACCATTGAATGGATTACTAGGGGCGAGCGCAAACTAAGTGTGGCTACCGACAGCTGCCCACGGCAAGAAATTGCTATTGAATACACCCGACGAATACACGCCGACGGCGGTATTACTGCCTGCGTCACCGTCAATGACCGAAACTTTTTTATTGTTGGCATGCACGAAGACATGGTGCAAGTCACCCTGTCTATTGTCACCGTGGCGGGCGGCATAAAAGCGGCGGCTATTAAAGAAATGATCGAGCTCGGCGTACTGTCTAGGCGCATCAAGTTAAGCGCTAACGAATATGATCGGTTTATCCGGGGCATGGTGTCGATCGATGATTTGTTTAAGGGCGGCCGTGAAAGTTACTGGGGCCGTATAGAAATAATCACCCACGACAGTATTTACACGCCAGAAGTGAGGGACAGAGGCGGTAATTACGTAGAGCTGCCCAGCCAAATAGGGGTGATATTAGAGCTGTTTAAAACCCAGCAAATCGATTTAGACGACTTAATAACCTTAGAACAAATTGCCTGTCGGCTGGCGGCTAAAGCGGATTACATTGCGGCCAAAAATTTAATTTCAAAGTAAATTTTCGCTTGCAATAACACTCAATGAGTGTATTATAGGAACTGTAGACAGCAATACCGCTGCTACGAAATCACGAATAGATAGGTGATAAAATGACTACTTACACAATCCCACAAAAAATGTCTGGCACTGGCTCAATCCACGACATCGCCAGCGACATGCAAGACCGCGAAATCAAGTTTGGCAAAGGTTGCAAATACGCAGTGGTGCTGTCCAGCTACTACGGCGGCAAAGGCTACACCACCCACCAAACTGCCGAAGCGGCTGCCCGCGCAAGCCGTAAAAATAAAGACTATTCCCACGCCATTATCGACACAGATGGCAACCGGTACACCACTGACTATGACAATCAGCTGGTAAAGATTACCGAATAAACCACCCCGCCGCCCACTAGGGCGGCAACCACCGAGACCACTATGATCACCCAACCCACACCCGAACAAATCAAAGCCGCGCGCACTGCTGCTGGCGACTCGCAGGCCCAGGCGGCTGAGCGTATTTATGCGCCCAGCTACCGCACTTGGCAAAATTGGGAGAAAGACGGCGCAGGGTCGCGCGCCATGCCGCTGGCCGCGTGGGAATTGTATTTAATCAAGACAGATCAAACCGATAAAATTATTTTTCAAAAAGATTAAGAAAGGGCTTGTTTTTACACTCAATGAGTGTATTATTGGAACTGTAGACAGCAATACCGCTGCTACGAAAATCACGAATAGATAGGTGATAAAATGAAAATTGAAAAAATGTACATGAACATCGAGACCGGATCAGTTGATACCCGTGACGGCTGGGACTACGAGAACGAATCTGGCGAGACTGTGAACGCGGTTGATCTTGGCGAAGTTGTCGAGGTTAAAAAGGACGACAAAGGCGAGTGGGTCGAAGCATGACCCCAAGCGATAAATTCGAAGGCGTTTCACACCACTAACCACCTCGCCGCCCACCAGGGCGGCAACCCTCCTCACCCAAGGCCACCAACATGCAGCCCACCGAGCACCTACACGCCCTAGGCCGTCGCTACCCCAGCGCATGGCAGCAGATTAACGATCTGCGCCGGGATAGGGGCAAAGACATACCAGACTGGCCAGCGTGGTGTTTTTTGCCGATGGGCGGGTTTTACGCGATTGTCAGTGCGCAGCATCAAACACAGCAGCTTGGTTTGCAGCAGATCCCCGACGTGTCGGCGCTGGCCGCACTGGGTACGTGGCGTTATAGCCAAGGTATTTACCGCTTTGATTCGCAAGCGCAGCAGGCGCTGGCGAGCACATTACTGCACGGCGAGATGCCGACGGACGTTTTGCTACGCCTGCCGGAGTGGTGTTTGTACATCGAGACGCCGGATCAGCAGTGGTTTGGCCAGCCGCTGCACGGCTTTTGGTGTCATTTAGAGAGCGACGCTAACACGCAGCGCCGTGAGTTACGCTTTTTGCTTAACCATGGCGACAGCCTCAGCCCGCAAATTTTGCACTTGGGCGGCTGGACAGTGACCGAGGCAGTAGATAGATACATAAGCGAGGCAAAACGCCAAGGCCGCGCCGCCGGCATAACGCTACCCGCCGACGCCAGCGAGGCCGTGGAGCACATCAGCGCGCAAATACAGCCGCTACTCGCGATGATTTTGTACTTGTGCAGCGACGAGCCAGAGATTACAGACCGCGAGCACCCCGAGCAAAGGCCAAGCCGCCCACGCCCAACACGCACAAAAAAAGGTTGGAAGCTCTTTGCGCCAAAAGCCCCAAAAATTTGGCAAGTAGGCGAGCAACTCGGCGAGGCGCTGCGCAAAGACCACGGCGCAGACCCCACCGGACGCAGGGTAAAACCACACCTACGCCGCGCCCACTGGCACGGCTTTTGGAGCGGCCCCCGCGACGGCGAGCGGCGGTTTGGGTATAAATGGCTGCCGCCGACGGTGGTAGCCGCAGACTAGATTTTTAATTATCACTTCTTGGTCACCAGCTCCACACTGGTGACCAAGCCCGCACTGCCCGCCGTATGATTTAAGTCATCAATCACCCAGTTGTGGGCGTTTATCTCTGCTTTAAATCCCGTTAATTCCACCGGTTGGCCATTGACCAGCCCCGGCATACCAGGCGCCACGCTTAGGCTCATGGTGGCGTCGCCGCGTTGTATTCTTGCCCATTCTGCTTTTGCTGCCTCGGTGGCTTGCTGCGCGTCTGGTAGTGGGTCGCGGATCTGTTTGGTGTAGCCTTCTGCGCCAGCGGTCACTTTTACGGTTTGGGCGGTGTCGGTGTTGTACCAGCTGGCGGTGGCGCCGGTGAATCGGCTATTGCGGTCGGCGGTTTTGTAGCGATGGTCTGTGCATTGGTTTTTGTTAATGCTGGCCTGTGGCAAGGCGGCGCCGCTGGCGGTGGCGCCCTGCCCCTTTGGGTAAAATAATAAATAGCCGTTTTTGCTGGTGGCCACGGCGTCGAATTGCTGGCCAATGCGGTTTAAAAAGGCGCTGTCTGATTCGGCGGTTTGGTTAAGTTGCTGCAGCGCCACGCTGGCAAGGTCTGGCGCCACTTTGGGTTTAAGTGCGTAACGCTCGGCAATGCTGGCCACTAAATTGCCAAGGGTTGTGCCCGGCTCCCAATGGGTAGAGCGCAGGGTTTTGAATTCGTCTCTAAAATTGGCGCTGCGAGCGGTAATAATCAGTTTGTCTGGGGCGCCAGAATGCTCTACATCGTCTACGGTAAAGGTGCCTTTGTTGTGCAGCCCCTGCCCCATAAAACCTAGCTGCAGGGTAAGTTTAGCGCCCTTGGGTGGAATATTTAGGCTGCCGTCGCTGTCGTCTAGCTCTAACACCAACTGGTCTGCGGTGGTGCCGCTGGCGTCGTGATAACTCACGCTTAAAATTCGCTTGTTAACCTCGCTCGCAAGGGCCACGCCGTTGGCGGTGATTTCATAAACGGGGGTCATGCTATGTTTTCCGCAAACGAGCTGTTGTTGGTGTTCATGGCTAGGTCGCCAATGGTTTCTTTTTCGCCGGTGTCGTTGCGCACCAGCACCACGCTAAATTCTATTTTGCGGGGGCTGCCGTCGGGAAAGAAATAGCTGCCAGTTTCATCTACCGAATCAATAAACCAAAATCCCTGTGGTTCGCCGTTGCCTTGCATTAGTACCCACGCTTTACCGCTGTCGGCTAGGTCGCGTAGATCTTGCAGGCTTTGGCCGCCACCGGTTAGCTCGGGTGCCAGTGTGCCGCTTAGGGTTATACGGTCTTCGCCGGGGCCGTTAAATTGGTGGGCAGGCAGTTGGCCTAGGCGGTTATTGGCCGCCCAGCGCCATTGGGTGCTGCGCTGTTTACGCTCAAATGGGAGGCTGCTAATGCTAAAAACAAACATGCCTAACGACATTAACATGGTAGCTCCTTAGCTGTGGTCGGCATACGACGCACCGCGGCGGCGAGACTTGCGGCGGTCTATTTCGTCTATGGTTTTTTTCACAAGCTGGTCGGCATTTTCGCCGGGTTGCTGCTGCACATTTATGGTGTATTGGCTGTTGTCGGCAAAGTGATTTTGGGGCTGCGCATTAGCCGTTATCGGCGGTGTGGCTTGCACCGGCACACTACTTGTTACCAGCGGCGCAGTGGTGTTGTTTGTCACATTATTAATGGGGCCGGCAGCGGCAGGCATAGCCACAGCTTCGCGCGTTGCGGGGAAAATATTGCTGTTTTTTGGGTTCGCAAGCGTAGCAACTTGGCTCGGCTCAGCGCTTTTATCGTTAACTTTAAGCGGTGAGTCTTTAAAAAGTGCTGCGCCTACCTTGCCACCTAGCCAGTCGCCGCCCATGCTGCCAATAATCGAACCAACCAAGCCGCCAATGGCGGTACCAATAATGGGCACAACAGAGCCAAGGGCTGCGCCAGCGGCGGCACCAGTGAGCGCACCACCAATGCCGCCCACGTCTTGCGATATGGCTGCGCCTTTGTTTAGGTTTGCGTCGTCGCTCATCAGTGTAGAGCCAATAGACAGCGCACCAAGGCCTGCACCGATCCACCCCGCTTTACCGCCTAGGCCTTTGGCTAAACGGCCTAGCTTACCCCCTTTGCCGCCGCCAGCAACAGCGCCGCCCAGCCCACCAGCGGCATTTTGCAGGGCTGCCCGTTTAGCGCTTACGCCCAAACCAGAAATGGCCACACGCAGCGCAGCAATGGCCATAAGCACCGGCGCCACGGCCAATGCCAAAGCGCCTAAACCGCCCACCAAAATCATGGCCACTTTAGTTGCACCAGGGAATTTGTCGGTGAGCCAGTCTAGGGCGTCAATTAATTTTATGGCCGCGCCAGACAGCCAGTTAATAACGGGCAATAGCTGTTCGCCCAACTTGGTTTGAAAAGCGTCCCAGCGCTGGGCAAGTAGTTGGGTTTTGTTGGCGGAGGTATTGGCGCGGTTTTGAAATTCGCGCTCCATACTGCCCGCAAATTTAGAACTGTCGGCCACGGTGTCTAGGGCCTTTTTGTAAACTTCTAAATTACCCGCCAGCAAAGAGATATCGTCGGCATATTCTAGGCCAAATAGATCGGTAAGCACGCCCGCACGGTTCTGTTTATCTAGCTGGCCTAAGGTGTTTAAAAACTCATCGAGTGCGCCTTGGCCGTTCTGCGCAACCATGTATTCCATGTCGCCAGCGGATATGCCAATTTCGTCGAGGGCATCTTGAAACTTAGCGCCCTGCTTTGTGGCGGTTTGCAGTTTGTTAAGCATGGCATTAATGGCTGTACCGGCGACCTCGGGTTTTTTGCCCAGGGCAATAAACGCATCACCCAGCGCAGCGGTTTGCACGGTAGTTAAACCAAACTGGGTGGCCGTACCGCCCACACGCATTAGCACGTCGACAATTTCTTTGGCTTTAGCGGCGGTGTTGTCTGAAAGGTGATTTACCGCGTCGCCTAAATTGGTCATTTGAGCAATGGGAATTTTATACACGTTGCTCAGCTTGGCCATTGATTCGCCCGCTTGCTCCGGCGCCATGTCAAAGGCGGTAGACATTTTGGCGGCTACTTGCACAAACTCGGGCAAGTCGCTGCGACCAATACCCAGCTGCCCGCCTTGGGCTGCAATGGCGGCCAAACCCTCTTTTACAATGGGTATGCTGCGGGTCATGTCCAGTAGCGTTAGGCTAAATTCTTTGAACTGCAGTGGCGAATCAAACTCCACCACTTTTTTAACATCGGCCATGGCCGACTCAAACGCGACCGCCTCGGCTAGTGGGTTTTTTAAGAAATTAAGCGCCTTACTGCCTACGTTACTTAAGCCCGCCGCCACAATGGTGGTGTTAGCTGCTTTTTGCAGGGTTTCATTGTGGGCAGATTGCGCCGCTGCCAGCTTGCCGTGGGCTTGCGACACCGCCTTAATTTTGGCTTGGGTGCGGGCGTAGGCTTCACCAAGCCGGTTTTGTGCCCCAGTTAAATCGCGGGTTTCTATGCCTTCGGCTTTAAGTTTGGTGCGCAGCTGTGCGGCCCGCTCAATGGCTAGGCGGCGTTGTTTGGTGGTTTTTTCTAGGGCTTTTTCGGCGCGCTCGTGCTCGCGTATAAGGGTTTTATTCTCTTTGGCTTGGGCCTTGAGGTTGTTAATGGTTTTGGCGTCTACCTTTACCCCGCTGGCTTTTAGATCTTGCAGGGTTTTAAGGTTGGCTTGGGTGATTTTGAGCTGGTCGGCCTCCTTCTCCCGCGCTAGGCGCAGCATTTTTACTTTTTCTGCGGCTTGGCTTGAGGCGTCTTTGGCCTTTTTAGAGGTCAGTTCGTATTCTTGCAGGCGCGCAACGGCGCGGCGCTGATTACCAATATTTTTTAATTCGTTGCCGGTGGCCGAAAGCTTTTGGGCAAGCTCGTTGCTTATGCCTGCTAGTCTCTGAGCTGGACCGCTCCACTTATCAACAAGGCTGAGGGTTAGCGCTGTATTAAGATTACTCATGTGCGGTACCGGGGTTTAGGTTGGTGGTTTGCTGCCAGATCGTTCCCGCGCTTTTTGTTCCCACATCACTAAATCAGTTAGCGCCATGGTGTTAAATTCAGAGGGTGGCCAGTGGAAGATCGTTGCAATATTGGCTATGGCGTCTTCCACTTCGTCGGGCAATGGCGCCGCGGCGCACTGCCCTATTCGGTTAAAAAACCCACCACCTCACTGGCGCAGCTCACCAAGTCTTTTACATCCATTTGCGCTATGTCTTGCTCAGTTAGCGCGGGCTCGGTAATGCGTGGCAGCAACACCACCAAGCTGTCTACGTCTGAATTAACCAGCATAGACAAACGACAACCGCGCAATGATCCGGTGTCTGGCTTGCGCAGTTTTAGTTCTGCAATTTCTTGCTCACCCCGCTTAAGCGGTTTTTTAAGCGTGATTGTTGCTGATGTGTCTTGTGTCATGATTCGCCCCGTTATTGCTATTAATTAAAACCAATTACAAACCCAGCGCAGCGCGTTGCTGTGCAAGGCGATCTACACCGCCCACGTTTTCGATCATGTTAATAACGTCGATCTCGATTAGGGTTTCGCCGTTTACCACGTATTTAAAATACGCGAGGCTCACATTGCAGGTCAGCATGGCGCTTTCACCGGCTTTGTAGCCGCTGGGCAGTTCTAAACCGCTGTAGCGGCCGCGCATAACTACCTCAATGGCGTCGGTAGTGCCTGCGGCGCCGTCGCTTACTGCAGCGCCTAAAAAGCGCAGTGGTACGCCGTCGATTTCGCTTATGCCAAATTTACGCAATACGATGGCGGCCATTTCGTGCAATTTAAAAGAGGACGTGAGTTTATTCATGCCCATGTCGGTGTCGACCGGCGCATTAAACCCGCCGGGGCGGTACTCTTCCATTTTGCGTTCTAGGTTTGGCAGAGTGATTTCGTCAACGATGCCAACAAAGTTTTCACCGTCGGCAAACAGGTTAAAATTCTTAAGCTTTTTGGGCAGCATGGTGTTGCTCTCCGGTGAGGTTTAAAAGGTTTGTGCGCGCCTTAGCGCGCAGTCATCACGCTACTAATTGCACCAAGTAACGGTCGGTAATGGTTTGTATAAACGTGAGGTCTTCGAGCGGTGGCACCGGCGTGTAGTCGTAGCTAATGGTGAGTTTGCCAGCGGCTAGCGTCTCGGTGGTGTTTAGCTCTTCGTCAACGTAGGCCTGTGCATCAACAATGTAGCCGCTGGCTTTTAGGCTGCGGAATTTTGCGTTTATGCCCTCGACAATTTCTTTAATCAGCACTTTGCTCATGGGCTTGTCCATTGCCCACATGTGCGCGTCAGCAATGGTGTCGGCCAGTATGTCGCCAGTACGGGCGGCCGATTCAAAGGCAAACACGGGGTCATTAGAGCATGTGCGCGAACCCCAGAACCGAAACCCTGCATTACGAATAATGGTGGTGATTTCGTTCCCGTTTAGGTAGTTGGCGTCGGTGTTGACGTTGGTAAGGTCAAAGTGCACCGACTTAGAAATGCCGGTAACCCCGTTCACTTCTATGTTTGAGATTGTTTTGTGCCAACCCACTTCGTTGTCTGCCCGGGCGCGAACACCAAGCGCGCGGGCGGTGGCGGTAATAACCACCTCGGCATTGGCGGTGGTGCTCCAGGCAATAAATTCTGGCCACAACAACATAAGGCGTTTTGAGCCGTAGCTGTCGCGCGCGGTTACGGCGTCTTCCATGGTGGCGGCGTTAATGTAAGCGTAAGCAAAGGCGCGTAAATCATCGGCCACGCTCACCAGCGCGGGAACCACACCTGTTAGGGCGTCTAAGCCCGGCACACCTAATATGCGGGGTTTTACGCCCAGCTGGGCTTGGGCGTCTTTTAGCGCTAGCAAGCCAGTGGCTTTACCACCGGTTACGGTGCCAATCACATTGCTGGCGGTGGCTGCGTCGTCGATGCCCTCGGCCACGCGTACCACCACAACCATGGCGCCAATCTGTTCAAATATCGCGGTCATGGCAGCGGGTAATGTGCCTAAGCCTTTGCCGGTGCTGTCGAGCTTGGCGGCCTTAGTGCGGTTGCCTAACACCAGCACGGGCGTGTTGAGCGGGAACGGTTCTGCTACGCCGCCAGTGAGCGTTACTTTGGCTTCGGCAATCATAATGCCCGAACCGTCTGAACCCGTTGCGTTGGCCGCTGTAATGAGCGTTGAGGCGTCGCTGGTGAGTATGGCAATAACGTCGGCAGCGGTGCTGCTAATGTCGCCAACGCCGTCGGTGGCTAGGGTAACGGTAATGTCGTTGCCGTCTAGGGCTACTGCTAGCGCTTCGTCTACGTCGCCGGTATCGACCAGGGTAATGGTAATGCTGTTGCCAGCGGTGCCCGCTGTAGCAGCGGTAATGGTAATGCCGGTGTCGCTGGCAATAACGCCCACTTGGCCGGTGGCGGCAACAGCCGGTGTGGAATCTGGCGCAGTGCCCACCAGACCAATCACGGCGGTATTGACTGTGCGAATAGGCCGCGAGCCCTCGGTTTTTTCAATAATGCGGACGCCGTGGTGGTAGGTGTCTGACATGGTTACTCTCCAGCGATTTGTGTGTGCAATTTAATCCGGTGTTATACCCATTTTTGGCTTAATGCCATGCGGGTTAAAGCGAATAGCAGAGTAAAGCGGCGCTCTACAGACAGGGCCGCTGGTTGCTTAGGCCGAAATTAGCGCAGCCACGTCGGGGTTTTGCGCTAAAAATTCTTGCAGCTTTACAATTGGGTCTTCGGGCAAAGAAATATCTGGCGAAAGCCTTGGCGCATTAACAAGGTCCCAGCGCGATCCGTTCCAGCGCGGGTGTTTGCCCTCGGGGATTTCTGGCGGCGGCACAGTAACGCAGCGAGCGGGGATTAAATATTTGCCCGGCTCTAGCGGTGATTCGTCGGCTGTGGCCTCACCTTGGTACAGCCCTGCGGCATCGTATTGATAAACAATCATGACTGACTCCTTAATATTTAATGCACGCGAGCAAGGCGACGTTGCGGGGGTGCCCTTCTTGAAAGCCGGAAATTGATGTTAAACCTACATTTGCAGCACCAGAAACCCCGGCTATATGCACCGCATGATCACCACCAGTAGTGCTTAATACCGCGGGCTGGTTTGTTGCTGTGAGCGGGTTGGTTTGTGGGTTTGGTTCGCCGCTGTTGTTATTAAATGTGTAGTGCGCGTGCTCAAGTAAATGCTCTGTTTGAAATGAGCCAAATGGACGACCAACATCAACTCCACGAAAATCATTCCAGCAGCGAATAAATTCCCCCCGCAGCTCTGGCAAATTAAATGTATTGAAGCCGTCGCCAGCACCAAAGGTAGTGCCAATGGCTGCATACAAGTTGGCATAAGCTGTTCGGCTCACTTGTGCACCGTTGGCTTTTAGCCAGCCCGTTGGTGCTGTAGCGCGGGCAAAATACGCAACCATGCCCGACGGGGCTTTTTGGTCTGCCTCGGTTTTACTGTATACACCCAAGTTGGCACGCGACAGCGCAGCATCGTCTACATCTGACAAGTTCTTGCTGGCATCTAGCGGCCGCTCAACAAATCCGGTGGGCTCATTTTGTGCGCCAATAATTTTGGTGCCCGCGGGGTAGCTTTGACCAAGTATGATGCGCGCAAGGTCGTCTGGCGGGTCTGCCTTTTGCCATTGATCTGCGCCGGGGCCAGGGTAAAGTCGTTGCTTATCTACATACACAACCAATCCGTTGGTATTTACAGTGACAAAATCCACTTGGGTTTGGCTGTCGGCCAGCGTCTGCTCTTCTTCCACGGTGTTTACCGTGACATTAGCGGTGTCGGGGTCTTCCCACTCGGCATCGCCGTCGCCATTTGATTGTTTGCGCAACACTTGGCCCGTGATGCCCCCGGGCGCAACATAGCCCAAAGTTACATTGTTTAATATCCATGTTTGTGTGGCTACCACCACGCTAGGGTCTACTTGCAGCGTTATAACAGCGGTATTTCGCACCGCAAATTCTACCCGCACCACCGTATCCGCAAAGGCGCCGTCGGCGTCGGTAGGTTTGTAAGTGGTGGGTAAATTGCCCACCACCACCAGCCCGCCTTGGTCGTCAAAAACCCCCACCTCGCGGAGTGTAAACCCGCCCTCTGTGGCGGGAATAATTAGCTCTACCGTATAGCGCGAGTTATCGTCTGGGTCTTGATACACGCGGTTAACCGTGTCGCGGAAACGCTCCCGCACCAAACCGGTTTGGCCCTCTTCTGGGTAAACGTCGTTGCCGTTGCCGTCGCCTACCGCAACCTCAATTAAATTAATTGGCTCGCCGCTAGCCTCGGCAGCAGCTAAGCGCTCTAAGCCATAGGCGGTGTGAATGGTCATAAAATTGGGCATGAGGTGGCCTCGGTGTAAGCGGTTTAAATGCTTGTATGGTTACACCTAGCCGCCAATCCGGTGGGGTTTTAGCAGAGTAAGTAGTGGCTTTACTGGTAAACTATGTTCACACAGCGCGGTTTGGGTGCGGGCTAACACCGCCAGCGCGGTTTATATGAAACAGGGACGACCACAAACATGCTGCTATACAAATTCAGATCACTTGAAAACTTAGAATTTGTTTTAGATATCATCATAAACGAGCGGCTATATTGCGCACGATATAAGGATCTAAACGACCCGTTTGAAGGGCAGCTGTTGCATGCGACCGAGAATATAAAAATGCCCGGCTTATTAGGTCCAACTACAATCCGCACCACTAAAGAGCGACGGCTAATCACTGCTGATGATATTAGCCCGGTATTTGAGCCTAAGCGGGTGTGTAGTTTGTCTAGGACTGCGAACGATGTTCGCATGTGGTCGCTCTACGCCGATAGCCACAAAGGCGTTGCCATAGAAATTGATTTGGATATTGATCACGATCCGGGCGTTGTCGCTGCATTGCGCGCAGTAACCTACACCAAAACCCTAAGTGAGCGCGGGGGCATAATAGGGATTTACGACGAAGACAACCTGCTTACGATAAAAACCGACCATTGGCGCTATGAAGACGAATACCGCCTGCTGTGGCATGAGCCCTTATTTTCTATTACCGGCTGTGTAAAACGATTGGTTTTTGGGCCTAGAGCAGATCAATCTAGGATTGACCTGCTCCGCAAGATGGTGCCTGAACACATAGAATTTGTGCAGGCTAAGCTTGATTATGATGATGTGGCGGTGGTTTTTCCCTCGTGTGAATAAAAATAAGTCCGCCCCCATTAATCTTATAGAAAAATTGACTGGCGAAGTCACTTTAAAAATAGAGACCGATAAGGCGCTGACGATGGATGATATCAATCACCCCACTAATCCGCAGGATTCGAACCTGTACCGACATGCGTTCACAAGCTCGCGCCATCTTGGCCTGATGTGGTGGAAAGTGTGCAAAAGCCTCCAGCAAACGCATTGCAGCCCTTAATTAGCAAGATTTAGCCGGTACGTGTTGCCATTGGCCTGCATGACACTATAATCATTCCGATAAAACTTCCACCTTAGAGATACACATGACCAAATTAGTCCTGCTGCTTTTTTTGCTTCCGTTAGCGCTTGACTATAAAACTACCGGTGGGCTGCCTCATGGCCCACAGTACATTCTTGTTGCTTTAACGACCTTAATCGGGCTCGCATCGCTCGTACCTCGCCCCAAGGCTGGCCTTAAACTTGACGCTTCCCCTGCTACACTTGTAATTCTACTAACGATTCTAGGCAGCATAATCTCCTGTCGAATTAACGAAATCCCGCTGGATCGCTACATTCGAGTTGCTTTGCCATTCCTCCTTTTCGCGCTGGGGTATTTTGTCGCACTAAAGATAATGAAGACGCGCTACCGCGAGACGATGATTAGAACTGCAATCACGGGCTGTTTTATTTTCCTTCGCCTACGGCCTAATCACTACAGGGTCTCTGTCCGAAATGCGCTACCAAATTGTATCTCCCGTTCACCTCCTCGCCCAGTCAGCGGTGTTTTACTACTTACTCATTGAACGGCGATGGTCAAAGAGCAATATATTCATGTTGATATTTACGCTTTCAGTGACGCTGATAAGCGTTACTAGAAGTCTTTTCCTTGCCACTATGGCGATCACTTTGCTGGCGGCTTTATTACGAAAAGGAACCTTGCGGAACTTCTTAAAATCAGTCAATGGGCTAACAATAACGTCTGCGATTGCCGGCGCACTGCTAGTAACTTACTTTGCCTTCCCGGAGGTTGCGCTACGCTGGGTTGAGAGGCTAACGATGGCCAGGTCTGATAACGGAATGGACCTTACCACCCTAACCCGTCTAGCCGAGATCGATAACCAGCTAGCCCAATGGTCGGCCAGCACAACTACGATATTTTTTGGGAAAGGGCTGGGAGCGACCTATGAATTGTCGGCACTAGCAGGCCTGGAAGGCCTGCTATCAACGGACGCATACGACGGGAGAATGGATTGGTTCGCTGGTCACAACTTTTGGGTGTATTCGCTCTTTTCGGGTGGACTGCTTTTCGGCATCGCGCTGCCATTGGCCATCCTTTATTACTTTATTCGATCTGCCTTCTTTTGCAGACGCACTCTCAGTGCAAGCTCATCATCTGAGATTAAGGAGCTTGCGCTCGGCACAATTGCAACATCCTCCATGATCCTTGCAACAATAGGGGGAAACCCTCTGGGCGCTCGCTATAGCGGTCTGCTTTACGGAGTATTCTTCGCCGTCATGGTATATCGCTATAAAACATGCTCGCGTACTCGCGACCACCGCTCCAGTGGACACCCAAACACGCTGACCGACAACCTAACCTAATCAGTAAAAGAGCTTACACCATTCCCTTGCATTACTTCAGCATTATGGTGCCAGTAAACTCCACGTCATAAGTCACAGCCTTGTTAGCACCTGCCGATGCGACCGCAACCTGTATATTATTTCCAGACATAACGGGGGCGGTCATAGATATAGTCGGCGCATCTGTAGCTAGTGTGGTTAGTGTTAGAGTGGTTCCGTTCCATTCTACTCGCCACGTTCTCGCACCCTGCGCTACGCCGTCAACTGTTCTCGCTGTGGCGTAAAGTATACCGCTGGCGCCTTTACCTAAGTTGAAAGCGGTTGTTGCTGGCGTTGCGCCAGTGCCGTCTGCAAATAAAGTCAGCGTTGTAGATACATCCTCAACGGGGATTGGAATTATTGCGGTTGTGGTATAGTTACCACCTGCATTGGCCTCAGTCCTGTTTCCCTTGATTTTAAGTCTTGGTCGATACTGATCAATGCTTATGCCTGCACCGCCGTTGTTGTAGATTATATTCCCCTCTATTTCTCCAGCCGACCGCTGACCAATACTAATGCCGTCGCCAACACTATCTCGAATTGTGTTTTTGTGCGCCTTGCTCAATCTTACTTTTCCGTACGTGCTAGCGTTCCAGCGTATGCCGTGTGTGCCTGACCCAACAATATCATTATTGGAGACGTTAACACCATTTGGTGATGCTACTTTTCTTGAGGCCACGGCAGTTGCTCCTGTTCCGTCACCGCTAATGGTCACGGCAGGGCTAGAAGTGTAACCACTACCGGCATTGGTAAGGGTGATTGATGTGACCTGCCCGCTAGTTACTGTGGCAGTAGCAGCAGCCCCAGTACCACCACCGCCCGAAAAACTTACTGTAGCAGACGTGTAGCCAGCACCAGCCACAAGAATATCGACGTAAGAGAGACGACCGTACGGAGCGCCAGCTACAAGGTGTATTCCTGCGTCCGCTGCATTAAGCACCTGATTACCAGATACAACTATATCGTTGCCCCCCAAAATATGAATACCATCATTGTCCGTCTCACTAGACGTTACTGTTCCATCAATAATATTACCCACCACAGTTACATTACTGGCGTCATCTTCGATGTGGATACCTCGCCCCCTAGTCCCACGAACAGTATTAGACGTAATAGCTACGTTTGTAGCACCAGCGACACCGATACCTAGTGATAAATCTTCGAGGGAAGCACTATCCATGTTAATAATATTACCGTTTACAACGAAGCCTCGCCCTGCTTGAAATACAGGGAATGGTCGAGGCGTTGTGCCTAAAATTAAGTTGATAGGGAAGTTAAGCTCCACCCCATCAGCCTTGATACCGCTCATAATGTTGTTAGATATAAGTACATCTTCGGAATCGTACGCCTCTGCATTAAAAAGGACTCCGTAGAGCGCGTCGTCCATGCGATTGCTTTCGATTCTAATCCTCTTTATGCCGAGGCGGTTGGCAGATATAGCTTGCATCCTGAAGCCAGAATCAGAGCTGATTTTGTTGCGAATAATATCTACATCAACCGCATTGGCTGCGAGGGTTATGCCAGTACAACCTGAGGTGTGATTATTGACAATTCCTGAGCCTTCGATCCGGTTATTCCCAGTGAGTGTTATGAAATCCACAACTCCTGGCGTTGCTTTAAGGGTTGCGCCTGTGGACGCAATGCTTTTGCCAACAGGAACGCTCAAGGCGCCACATAAGTACGTTTTTGACTCATCCAGCATGTGAAGTGTGCGTACTCTTGGGTCAGCGAAAGCCTCAACTATTGCTGCTGTATCATTAGCCGCGCCATCGCCTACGCCTCCGTACATTTCAGGAGTAACTAGATAGTCGATTGCGCGCCACAAACTCCCTGACCATTGAAAATTCCCCACTCCGGGGACATAACGTACATCTTCAGTAGAAGTCCCAGTGATCGTGATCAACTCCGCCAGCGTCGCGACGGTTTTGATAGTCCCACTAACCGCATCAACCACCTCATCTACATCAATAATGCTGATCCGAATTCGATAATCGCGCAGTAATGATTTAAACCTTAAGTCGTAACTCCCCGTTGGCCCGGTAAACTGCACCAAGCCATTCCCGTCTGCCTTAAACGGGTTATCAATATCATTCCCGTCTTTGTCTTTTACGCCAGTCGCTAATGTTTCCGTACCAGCCAAATACAAGTATACGTCGCAAAATGGAATGAGTTTCTGTTCCTTTGTAAACGCAAAATAATTTTTAACTTCCATTGCGGGCCTCTTAAATCGGTATGACGAGTTCGTTTATTACAACGATGGGGTCGAGGTATTGGTCCACAGTCACTTCTGTGCCGCTGTTGCTGGCGGTGGCCATGCTGGGCTGGTTGCGGGTGGTGACGATGGGCACAATTTCTGTAAGGTGCGACCGCAGGTTTTTGGCGTTGTCGACCAGTTCTAAAATCACGGCGATGTCGTCGAATTGAATGCCGGTTTGGTCAGTTTCAAAAATCAATTTAAACGTGAATGGGTCGCCTGGTGGGTCTTGATTGAACCACTCTTGTACTTTTACGCCTAGGCCTATGGCGGCGAGTGCGCGCTTTACTGCGCCTATGGTGCCTTTGCGCTGGTGTATGGCTAATGAGGCTTTAATAGCGCCACGCTTTTGGGCGTCGGTCCAGTCGGCCTGCCATGTGTCTACTGAGCTGGCGCTGGCCAGCCATGGCAATAGCTTGTATGGGCAGGTGTCGGGGTTCCAGACTTCGCGCACTATTACGGGCACATTGCCAATGCGGGCTGTTGTGGCTTCTAACGCCAACTCAAACGCGCTGGCGTTTTTGGGTAGTAGGCTAGTTTCAGACACTTGGGCTGCCCTCTACTGTGACGACTACGCTGGTGCAGTACGGGGCTTCGCCGTCGGTAATGCTGATATCTGCAACTGGCTGGGTAAGCGCTACCGATTGCACACCGGGCTGGTGGAGCGCGGCATACACTGCCGATAGTTTTACGTCGAAACCCAGTTTATGAATGGCATCTGCATAGGCTTGGGCGGCGGCAATGGCGTTGTCGCGCACGGTATTGGCGTCGGGCCCTGGGTAAACGGTGAGCACGGCCTCTATGGTGTAGTTGCTAATGCTGGCCGACAGTACGTTTACGGTGTCGGTCATTGGGCGTTTGTCTTCGTCGTTTAGGGCGGTGTCTACGGTGGTTAGTAAAGGTTCGTCGGCAGTGCCGTCGCCGGTGCGGCTAAGCACATACACGGTTACCTCGCCTTCTATCGCGCTAATGGCGTCGGCGTCTTTTACCTGGGGATCGGCACTTAGGGTGAGCGCAATATAGCTGCCACGGCTACCGGCGGTGGTTAGGGCTTCGTCGGCGAGCTGTACGCGGCGGCGCAGGTCGTTGTCGGTTTCGTAAACGGCAGGCACTGGCGGTATGGCGTTGGGGTTGCCGGGGTCGAGCACAAAGCGCGTTAAGTTTTTGTTGGCGGCCAGTTGGTCTAGGTCGCTGCCGCTCGCGTAGGCCAGCATGACGGCGCGGGCGCCGTCGTTTACGCGCTGGCGAATGCCGAGTTCACGAAACGCCGCCACCTCTAAAATTTTATACGCGGGGTCGGATTCTAGTGGTGCATCAAAATTAGGGTCGCGGCTGCGAAAGTCACTTAGTATTTCTTGCAGTATGGTTTCGTAGTCCAGCGGTTCTACCACGTTGGGTGCAGGCAGTTGCGATAAGTCGATTGCGGTAAAGGTGCCGGCCATTAGATTTTTACTCCCGTCGACACAAATTTGCCCAGTTCATCTACCCCGTTTATTTCCAGTTGGTATTTACCGGCTTCGCTTGTGCTTACTATTGCGCGCTGCAGCGTTAGCCGCGGTTCCCACTTGGCAATGGCATGGGCGGTGGCGGCATACAAGCGCAGTTTGGTGGCGGGGTTTAGGGGTTGGTCTATGAGCATGGGCACCAGGCTGCCGTAGTCGCGGCGCATCACCCTCGAACCCAGTGGCGTGCTAATGATGTCGGCAAGGGATTGCTGCAGGTGCGCTGCGCCTTCTAGGTGTTTGCCTGTGTTTGCGTTTACGCCCTTCATTGCGGTTGATTCGGTATTGCGGTATTGGGCATACCATTGGCATGGTCGTGGCCGTTGTAAATAGTGCGGTCGCCAGCCATTGAGCGGGTGCCGTCGCTTACTTCGCCGTCGGCGTGTATGTCACCTGCTGCGGCCATGTCAGCGTCGGTGGTAATGCTGTCGGTGCTGTGGGTAGTGCCGTTTATGGTTACGTTTCCGTCTATTTCGGTGTCGCCAACAATATGCAATCCGCCGTCGGTAATAATCTCGGTGGTGGCGCCTGCGGGTAAATTAATAAGCAGTTCTTGGCTGGCGTGGTTGTAACTAAACACCGCGCCGTCGGGCATGTTCTTTACGGTAAGGTCTGGGTCTGTGCTGGGCGCTGGGTTGGCGGTGCTGTAAAACCCCAGCAAAGCGACGGCATTGCCGATAATACCCGAGGGGCACAACAGCAATACTTGTTCGCCCACGTCGGCTTGCGACCAGTAGCTTTCTGTTGCGGCCCGGCCCGCTTGCCATTTAATGGGCGGGGTTAAATTGTTTTCGTCGCCGCCAATGGCCACGCGGCACAGCGCGCCGTCAACCGAATGGACTGTGCCCAGGTTGATCATGTTGGCGATACGACGCTGCAGGTCGCTGATGATTTCGAGTTCGTTCATAGCCTTGATTGTTTATTATTTCTGCGCGCGCGTAGTGGTTGTGGCGGTGTAAAGCGGGGGCTTACTGCTGGCGGGGCTATCGCGCCGTTAGGTGCTGGCTTACTAGGGTTTCGATTGCGCTTAGGTCGGCGTCGGACAAACCCAGCAATTCACGTTTGGCGTATTTCACCAGCGGGCCGCCCTTTTCTACTTCGGCAATTAAGCCGCGCTGGTGCACATTGGCAATTTGCGCAATGCGACCGCTAAAGCCCACGGCGGCCTCACTTGGGCTGCTGCGGTATTTAAGGTGTTTGCGGTTGCGAATGCGGGCAAACATAGCGCGCTGACGAATGCCCTTTTGTTTTTGGCGGGGTTTTCTGGCTTCAAAGGCGCTGCCGTCGGGGTTTTGCTGGGCGGCAATGCGTTGGCCTTGGGACTTTTGCAAATGCTGGGCAATGGCCCGAAATAAGCGGTGACGCTGTGCAGGCCCTAGGGGTGCTAGGGCCGCGTTTAACCAGTCGTTTATGCTTTGGTCGGTGTATTGCGCCACGGCCTACTCGCCTGACTCTAGCCAGCTTGCCACTGGGTCTGGGTCTGGGTGTATATACAGTTCCCAATTTGTTGCACTAAGCGGGCAGATATCGATAGGTTTTACGCCGTTGTGCACTAGCTGCATGCCGCCTTCTACCAGGTTGGCGCCAACGTTTTCTTCTAGGGTTAAGATCAGCTCTACATCGGCGGTTTTGTGGTCGATTATGTCGGCATTAAACCTTATTGGGGTGGTTGCGTGGTTGGCATTATTGGCGGCCAGCCATTGCAGCACAATAAAAAACAGCATGTCGGCGTGGTCTGTGTAGTCGGTAACAATGATTTTGGCGTCGTAGCGAATACTAAAATGGCCGTTTAAGTCGCCTTGGTGGCTGGTAATTTGGCCGTCGTTGGCAAAGGTTAAAAGGTTGTCTGCCTTAATTTTTAACGGGCTGTTTAGTATGTGCTTGCGCAGCTCTGCTAGCAGTTCCATTTATGGCCCCAACAGCTCTTTTAGGCCTTGGACAATGCCAATGCCTAGGGTCGATATAATGCCGGTCACAATGGCGCCCCACACTGCCATGCGCGTGTATTTGGCCACGGCTTCGCTGGCGCGGCGCTGGCTGTCGAGGTACAGCATGTTGCGCTGTATATCGATAGGGTTGCCGGTATCAAATCCTAATGAGGTGAGCGTGTCTTTAACCGCTTTGCTGGCCGTTTTGTCGACAAGCTCTTGCACCTCTTCTTTGGACATTTGCTGCATAAAAACCCCTATCGCATTACCGCCGCCATTTTGGCAACGGTTAAGGCGGTATTGAATATGGCGTTGAGTTGTTCCATGTCAGCCGCCCCGCTGCTTATTCGCTCGCGTAAATTATGGTACGCGGCATTGGCGGCAAGGGCTTGGCGGTTGAGGGCCATTAATTTTTGTTGCACCGGCGCGGGGTAGTCTGGCCAGTGGTCTACGGCCAAGGTGCGCAAAGTGAAATACGCAGTGTAGAGCTGCCAGTATTCGGTATCGACATTGGCAATGGCCGACAGCAGTTTTTCGGGGTCGTCGGCCAGTGCTTGGTATTGGGCGCGCTTGGCTTCCAGTTGATGCACCACCATTTTAAATTTGGCTTTTTCGTCGTCGGTAAAAAACGTGGCCATGGTGTCGGCACTGTTTAAGCCTTGGTCTACGGTAACAATAAACTCAGTGAGCGCGGCCACGTCGGCGGCGGTGCTTAGGGCTTTGTTACTGCTGCAGGCGGGCAAAATTAACATTACCGCCAGCGCGATAATTGAATAAAACAGGGGTTTTATGCTGATTCGGGCATTAAACATGGGCTTTTTTCTCCAAATTATGAATATAAGTGCTAATGCTGTGGCCTTTGGCACCACTTAGTTGGGTGCGGGGCACAGTTGGGTGGTCCCACGGCGGCGTGAATTTAATCCAGTCGCGTGGGTTGATGTAGCTAACAGTGGGAATACACAGCGTTTGAAAATAGTCGCGGCTTGTTTTTGAGCGGCTAGCAGGCTCGCCAAACATAACGAGCTGGTTAATGATTTTGCCGCGCTCGACCAGCATTTGGGCAATGTGGCTGGCTTCGGCTGCGCCTTTGCTGTGGCCGCTTAGGTAAATGGGCTTGTCTGGCAGCGCGCCACTAAAGGTGGTTACCCAGCGCAGCGCACTTAGGTAAAAGCCACGGTGCACTCGGCCACGGCGGGTTTGCATGCGGTAAAAACGCAGGTCGCGGAATATGTCGCGCAGGTTTAAGGCCGCGCCGATCACCGCGCGCAGTGACCACGAGGCGGGCTTAAGGTCGGCTATTTCGGTTCCGCGCACAGCCAAGTGAATGGCGTGGCCAACGTCGACCATGAGCACGTCCACTTCTGAAATGCTAAACGTGGTGCGGGTGTAGCTTATTTCGCAGAGCTCGGCCACTGCCTGGTGGTTGCATGAGTTATTTACAGACATTGGCGCCGCCCTCTACTTTAGCCATGGCAAGCGAATAGCAATCTAGGGCGCGGCCAAACCAGCCAGCGCCAAAGCGTGGGTAGGTTTTTAAGCGGGCGTAGTGTTGTTGGCGGCTGATGGTAATAGCGCGAATTATCGGCTCGGGCCGGACCTTGCTGGCGGCTAATAATGTTTTTGAGCCTATAACCCCGTCTACTTTTACCTTGAGCGCGGCTTGCAGCCAGCGGGCGGCGTCGTCTATGCCACTGGGTATGGCTGCGTCGAATACGGCAATGTCTAGGCCGCTGGGGAGTTCTGGGCAGCGGCATTTATCCCAAAATTGAGCGCGGTAAAACTCGCGGGCTTGATCCCAACTTGGCGGGCCGTTTTGCCACATTTTGGGGTGGTAAACACTGCTAATGCCGTAACGGGTTTTACCGCCGGCGTCGGCTGGGTCGTCTGATTCGCAGCCTTCTTTTTTCATGGAAAATTCAAAGGCGGTATTAAAATTGTCCATGGCATTAATCCCACACATTGAGCGTTTTGGCGGTTTGCTGCGCGGGGATCTCGGGCAGTGTTACCAGCAAACCACTGGGCAAAATGGGGCCTAAATCGGCTAGGCGCGGGTTTAATTCAAACAGTTGCTCGGTAACGCCAGCGGTGCGGCCTAGTTCGCGATGACAAATAAGGTCGGCGGTGTCACCTTGCACGGTGCGAATTTGGCGCATTAGATAAGCTCCACCACGGTGCCGGCCTGCCCCATGATGGCTCGCACTGCGCGACGGGCTTCACGCTTAAAGTCGTCTATTGGCTGGCTAAGTTCGTCGGCTTTGTTGTGGCCTGCGCCGGTACTATCGAAGTTGCGCAGGTGTTCTATAACGCGGGATTTCCCTAGGTGAAACACGGCAGATTGATAGAGTTTTTCTTGGTGGTTTACGGCGGTTTCGCCGCTGCCATACTCTATGTAGGTCGTTTCTGCCAGTGTGGCTATGCCGTCGGCCATTTGCGCCATAGCCCAATCGTTAAGGCTGCGATTAACTTCCATGAGTGATAATTGCAGCGCAAGGCGCAAGCGCTCGGTAGACACGGTTGTGTCTACATCCATGGCGCTGCGAAATTCGGCAGGCACAATGGCTGGGTAAAAATCCAGATTGGGCAGTTCAGCTTCTTCGGCTGGTGTGGCCTCGCCACTTGGGATAAAACCGCCCATTGGTACTTCCTTTTTAAATTTGCCCAAATCGCTTAAGAAGGCCCCGACTTTCAGCTTTGACCAATTTCAAAACCTCCAGCCGGGTCTTCCGTCGGCGGGGCGACCCTATTGACTGGCGGCGGCTTTAATTTCCCGCTCCAGCTTTTCAATGTCTTTTTTCACGCCAACGGCGTTGTTTAGCTCTAAGGCGCGCTGCAATTCCGTCAATGCGGTGGACTTATCGGTTTCGCGCAGCAGGTAACCAATAGCCTTGTGCAATTTGGCCCGCACTTGGTCTGGCATGTCTGATTCTTTGGTTAAATCAGCTACCTCCTCTAGCATTTCTAATGTTATGCCTTCGGTGCCCTTTAGGCTGTAGTCGGCAAACTCTTCGGCAATCACCGTACCCATTGTGCGCTGGTGCGCGTCTGGGGTTGGCAGCTTGTGCCGCAGGCAATAATCTGCAATCGACAAGGCGCTTTCGTAGTCGCCGGCATCGATACACCACAACAGCAAGGTGGTTACCACTTCGTCGGCGCCACCGGCATTGGCTTCTAATACGCCGCTTAAGTAGGCGGTGTATTCCGGGATAATTTGCTTTTTAAGCTCGATCTTTTTTTCAATACTCTGAATACTTTTTAACTGGCGCTTATGCTCGGCCAGTTGCACCAACTGCCGCTCGTAAGCGGTGTGGTTTTTAGACTGCGACGGGTCGCTGTTGCGCTCTGCCTCTTGTTTTGCCGCCATGCGCTGGCGGTGCTTTTCTGCTGGTGTCATGTTCGCCCCTTGTGCTTTATTCGACTGGTGCAGGACTACTAACGCTTTACGCGTAAGCAGTGCCGTTCCACAGTTTGATATTTTCCACCGCGCAGAATGCGCCAGTGTCTTCTACTACGTAGTCTTCGTTGATTGACTGATAATCTTCTACGCGGTCGCGCTTGGCGTTGTCGACAATCGTGCGGCGGTTGGTGCTTTCCTGCCAGTAGATAGACAGGTTTTCAAGCGTGGTTACCACAATGCTGCGCGCGGGGAAGAATGGCACCCGCACTGCTGGTAAGCCGCCTACCCGCTTAGACGAAACAATAATGTCGCTGGCGATTTTCTCGGTGGGCGTGTTGTTGTCGTCAATGATTGGGAAGTATTTATCCGCCAACAGCTGGCGGCCCATAATGGCGACTAAGCCGGTGTCTTCGGCGTGCCACTCGTCAAGCAAATTGCCCACAATGTCGAATACTAGGGAGTCTAAATTCTGGTAGTCATAGCCAGCCTCGGTGCCAACTTTTACCGCATCTGATGCAGGCACCACTTCGCTCATAATGCGGGCTGGGTCATTGTCGCGCACATACTGCAACCAGCCTTTGTTAACGTCTTGCAGTAGCGGGTAGGTGGCGCGGTCTGACGTGGCGGCGCGGCTGGTGCCGTTCCAGCCGATCATCAGGCGATCGCGGGCAATTTGGCGCACAATCGCGTCGCGCAAACGGGTTTGAAAATCGGGAAATTTTGCCCACATATCCAATTTGGCATACTTAAGGTGGGTGTCGAAATTGGTTTGCTCACAGCGGTAGCCAAAGGCGTTAAGGCTGGTGGGGTCTGTGGTTGCGCGGTCTTGGGCGTCGGTGTCGGTGGTGCCCGCAACCGTCGCGCTGGTGCCTAGCCCGAGGTTTTCACCCTCTTGTTCTGTGACCGGGTAAAAGCCGATTTTTTGTAAAAACGCAGATGACTCTTGTATGCGGTCTTCCAAGGTTTGGGCAATGGTTGGCACTACAGTAAATTTTGCACCGCCGCGAATGGTGTCTTCTGCCACACCGTTTAGCGTCGCCTGGTGGCCCAAGTAGCTGTTAAATTTGACGCGGGTTTCATTACGCATGGGTGGTGCTCCTAATAAAAATATGCAAAACGTGCTGGTGTTTGTTCGGGTTTTGGCCTTAGCAGTCGGCTAAAATTTCGCCGTCGCCGCCGCTGGCGGGTGGCCGCTGGTTGTAGTTGCTCTGCCCTGCCAATGTTTTTTGCAGGGCGGTAAATTCCGCTTGCAGCGCCGTGAATTTTTCAGTGAGTTCGGTTAATTCGGTTTTGTCGTCGGTGTTGCTCAGCGTTTCAATCTGCGCAGATAGCCTTACGACTCCTTCGGCAATGAGGGTGATGGCCTTATTTTGCTCGTCGATTGCCGCGTTAAATTCGGTTTTGTTTTCTGCTTTGTCGCGCTTAAGCATGTCTTTGATTTTGGTGAAAAAACCCTCGCCAGTGGTTTTGTCGTCGGGCTTTTGCTCGCTTTCCATTTCAATTTCTGCCTCTAGGGCAGCGCTGAATAGGTTTTCTGGGCGGGCTTTGCGGCTGGCTAGCAGCTTTTCGGCGGCTGGCTTTTCCGCTGAAAATTGCAGGGCTTCGGTGCCCAAGCTGGCTGGCGAGTCGGTAATGGCTAGGCCGTACATATAGGCTTGGCCGCTGTCTGAAAACTGGGTGTCCATTTCAATAGAGGTGTAAATTTTTTGGCTCTTTTGATTAATCGCCAATAATTCTGGTGTGGGGATAATGCTGGCGTACAAGCCAAGCTTGCCTTTCAGCTCGCCGTCTTTAATTTCTTCGGCTTTCAATTCTGCTACGTCGCCCAGGGCAGGAAATGAACTGTCGGCATACAGGCCACGAATATGCTCTAGCCAAATGCGGGCGCCGTATTTTTCGGGGTTGTAGTTGGCGGCCATTTCGGCGATTTGCTCGCGGGTAATTTTGCGGCCATCAGTGGTTTGGCCTTCTACGGCAACTCGGAAAAATTTGGATTTAATTTTCATTTCGGCATCCGCTAGTGTGTGTTTTCGGCAATTCAGCGCTATTGATCCGTAGCGTTGCGGAATTGCTTTAGTCAGACAATGCGGTACAGGGGTAAAGAGCGTGTTTACTGTTGCGCTGATTCATGGGGGTTTGGGTTTGCACGTAATCTGGGCGCATGAAAACAGCACAAGACGACAGAACAGAAGCGCGGCTACTTTACTGGCAGGGTTACCGCATACCCGAGATCACCAAGGCCCTTGGTGTGCTTGGCCCTACCCTGCACAGTTGGAAGCGTCGCGACGATTGGGACTCGGCACCGGTGGTGCAGCGGGTTGAACAATCTATCGACGCGAGACTGTGCCAGTTATTGAAGAAAAATGAAAAGACCGACCAAGATTTAAAGGAGGTTGAAGCCCTCACTAAAGCCCTTGAGCGCACTGCCCGCATTCGTCGATACAACGACGGCGGCAACGAGGCAGATTTAAACCCTAATGTGAAAAATCGCAATAGAGGCCCGCGCAAGTCTAATAAAAAAGTTAAAAACGAGATTTCACCAGAAGCCTTAGACCGTATCAAAGAAGGCTTTATGGATGAAATATTTGGCTATCAAAAAGAGTGGCTCCACAAAAAAACACTGCACCGTATTCGCAATATTTTAAAAAGCCGCCAAATTGGGGCCACTTATTATTTCTCTAACGAGGCGTTAGTAGACGCGGCCACCACTGGCGACAATCAAATTTTCATCTCCGCTTCTAAAGCGCAGGCCCACGTTTTTAGAAATTATGTGGTGCAGGCCGCGAAAAAGTGGGCCGACGTTGAGTTAACCGGCGACCCTATTGTGCTGCCCAACGGCGCAGAGCTGATTTTTCTGTCGACCAACTCTAATACTGCGCAGAGCTACCACGGCCATCTGTATGTGGATGAATACTTTTGGATCCAGCGCTTTCAGAATTTACGCAAAGTGGCGTCCGGCATGGCGGCACACAAGAAGTGGCGGCAAACCTATTTTTCTACCCCCAGCAGCGTTAACCACGAGGCCTACCCCTTCTGGACCGGCTCACTGTTTAACCGTGGTCGTAAAAAAGACGACCAGATCCAGCTTGATGTAAGCCACAAAAAGCTGGCTGCAGGCCGCATGTGCGAAGACGGCCAGTGGCGGCAAATAGTGACTTTGCTGGACGCAGAGGCCAAGGGCTGCGACCTGTTCGACATTGAGCAACTAAAGCTCGAGTACAGCCCGGAAGAAATGGCAAACCTGTTTATGTGCGAGTTTGTCGACGATACCTTCTCGGTTTTCAGTTTTGCAGAGCTCACCGCCTGCATGGTGGACAGCTGGGTGGTGTGGGACGACTACAAACCATTAGCCCCCCGCCCACTGGGCAGTCGCGAGGTTTGGATCGGCTATGATCCATCACGGACCAGCGATAATGCCAGCTGTGTGGTGGTGGCGCCGTCGCCGGTGCCGGGCGGCAAACATCGCATTCTTGAAAAGCTCAACTGGGTAGGCATGGACTTTGTAGACCAGGCGGCCCGCATGAAAACCCTCACCGAAATTTACAACGTGACCCACATAGGCATCGACAAAACATCGATAGGCTTGGGCGTTTTCGACATGGTAAAGCGGTTTTTCCCGCGCGCGGTGGGTTACGACTACAACCCCTCGATCAAATCCCAAATGGTGCTCAAGGCAAAAGACATTATCAGCCACGGCCGCCTCGAATTTGATAACGGTTGGACCGACATGGTGCACGCCATGCTGATGATCAAACGCGCCATGACCGCTGGCGGTGGCCAAATGACTTACCAAGCCGGACGCACCAACGACGGCGGCCATGCTGATTTGGCATGGGCGCTAATGCACGCACTCGACAACGCCCCGCTTCACGAAAGCATGGCAAATACAGGAATATTGGAGATTTTCTAATGACCACAAAAACCAAAAAAGCCCCAAAAACAGAGGCCTTTACCTTTGGTGAGCCTGAGCCGGTCATGGCCGCGCGCGACATTATGGGCTATGCCGAATCGTGGTTTAGTGGCAAATGGTACGAGCCGCCTATTTCACTGCCTGGGCTAGCCAAGACCTATGGCGCCAGCCCTTACCATTCCAGCCCTATTCAGGTAAAAAAGAATATTCTGGTCAAAACCTTTAAGCCCCACCCGCTGCTTAGCCGCCAGACTTTTGCAGGGTTTGTGCTCGATGACCTTATTTTTGGCAATGCCTATTTAGAGCGGGTAGACAATCGCCTGGGCAAACCCATGGAGCTAAAGCACAGCTTGGCCAAATACACCCGCCGCGCCAAAGAAGACAAATACTGGTTTGCTCACAGCTACGCCAACCCCCATGAATTTAAAGCCGATTCGGTATTTCATCTTATACAGCCGGACATAAACCAAGAAATTTACGGCGTGCCCGAATACCTATCTAGCCTGCAGTCGGCATGGCTAAACGAAAGTGCCACCATATTTCGGCGCCGCTACTACGACAACGGTAGCCACGCTGGCTTTATCCTGTATATGAATGACGCTGGCCAAAGCAGTGAAGATATCGACGCGATCCGCAAGGCCATGAAAGAAAGCAAAGGCCCCGGCAACTTCAAAAACCTGTTTATGTATGCCCCCAACGGCAAAAAAGACGGCCTGCAAATTATCCCCATTAGCGAAGTCAGCGCCAAAGACGAATTTTTCAACATTAAAAACGTCACCCGCGACGACCTAATGGCAGGCCACCGCGTACCCGCGCAAATGATGGGCATCATACCCACCAACACCACCGGCCTAGGCGACCCAGAAAAAGCCGCCCGCGTCTTCGCCGCCAACGAAATTGAACCAATGCAAGAACGCTACCGCGCCCTAAACGACTGGATGGGCGACGAAATCATCACCTTTAATAAATACGAAATCGAAGGACTGGGCACCACCTAGCCAGCCACCAACCAGCCACCCAGTACCTAGCCCGCAGCCGCGGGCTTTTTTTTGCACCAAAATCGACCACCCCACCCCGGCCAGCCCGCCACCACCTGGCGCGCGCAATTCGCCCCCCGCCGCGCCTGCGCGCTTTATGACATGGTTTTTTTGCGTATGCACAAACGAGCTAAGCCCAATGCCGCCACGGCTTGCGATATAGACGGTAAACCATTGATTTATTGCGGTTTTACGCGGCTTTGCAATGAAATAGCAGGGTTTGAACGGTTGCCCTACTGTCTGAGGTATAGGGGGGGGTTCGGAAAATAGTAATTAGTGTAATCGATACCGCAAATACTATGTAAGCTGTTGTTTTAAAAGGGTTTAAAGATTACAAAATAGGGTAATTTTTTGTAATCGTATTTGTAATTATTTTCTAAGCTGTTGATTTATATACTATTTATAATATCGTTAAATTACAAAATATAGTGTAATCGAATTACTCTTTAGTTACTCAATAATTACACTTTGCAAAAACACCAAACCCTTACAGTTCGGGGCTTTCAGGGCTGTTTTAAAAATAATTACACTAATTACTATTTTCCGAACCCCCCACCTATTCTGGCAAAAAGGCTCTAAATAGGCGGTTTTACACTCCCGCCCGAATGTAATGCTAATATCGTGGGACTAACCTGGGACTGAATAACAGTCCCAAATCGACACAAAAAATACCTAAGTCATTGATTTATATAGGCGATAAGTACAGGTTGCAGGGTTCGAATCCCTCCCTCACCGCCATTTTGATATGAATATGGGCACTTGCAAAGAGGTGCCCATATTTCTATCTACCCTCGATATAATTGCTGCAAGGGGCAGAAGCCCTCCGCTAAACTTCAGCTTTGTCGGATAGACGACAATCTCTTTCACAATCGCGACTAATAGCGCTTTAGTAGCCTCATTGTCATCTCCTAGTAGTATATTCCTTGCCGCTTGCGCAAATAGCGAGATATGGCTTTGACCAAATTTTTTAATTGGCAACTGCATGCGCTCCTTTAAACTTCTCGCCTCCATCTGAAGCCCATCTTGACTTCGCTTTAACCGACCAATTGTGTCTTTTGCCGTACTGTCTAGCTCCAGCTCACCTTTTGCAATGTGCATGATTAGCTTTTCGTATTGATCCGTCACTTTCGAGGATTTAGCCTGAACAGCTAATAGACGCTGCCGATCCGCCCTAAACACTTCTTTGTGCTTCACTTTTAACGTCTGTACATACTCAGACAGGGCCTCCTCCGGCATTACTAGCTCCGCAATCAATTCTTTAACCTTATTTTCTAGCGGTACTTTTGGAAGATTGGGGCACGTACATACGTTAATATTTTCCTTTATTCTTCGAACACATCTGTAATACCAATAATGTCCGCTTTTTCCGGAAGATAAGACAAGGTTTTTCCTACAGGAAGAACATTTAAGTAAGCCGGTCAAAATAGAGGGGCTACGGATTCCTTTTTCTTCTGTATTTTTTTGGGGGGCTCGCTGTTTAAGCTCCGCCTGAACTCTATTGAATACTTCCACATCCAAAATTTGAGGATTTTTATAATATATGGGCTTATAGTCCGCTCGTTTAATACGGCGATCAGCTGCGTATTCTCGTTGAGCGATGTAAATTGGGTCGGTGAGCACTCTATGAACCTTCATTGTCGTCCAATTCGAAACGTTTGCAGGGATCCCTGAAGTATTAAGGTAAGTCGCAATTTTTTTAACACCGTAGGGCCGCCCACAATTACCTTCAATTGCTAATCGGTAGATATCCCTTACAATTTCGGCTTGCTCACTGTTAACTACCAAGATTTTTTTGCTTTTATCCGAGTCTGGCGCAGGAACGGATTTGTACCCATAGGGGACTGCACCACCGACAAAGAAACCTTTCTCTACCGCCTCAGCTTTACGATCTGAAACGACTTTACTATTTTGTCGGCTTTGATGCTCATTAACTGTCCCTAATAAACTTTTAACCAAATGCGCTAATGCGGGATCTGTGGGAAATGATTCCGTCACTGAAAAAAATTCAAAACCTAGGTCAGCAATTAAGCTGTCGGAAACTAACCGCTTCTGCTCATTCCGCGCGAAGCGACTAAGGGAATAGACGACTACTCCCTGGTACTCAACATCACTAGACTGAATATCACTAAGCATTTGTTCCAGCGCTGGTCGTTTCCCCTTGAAGGCTGAATATCCACCCTCAACATAATGCTTGACCACTACATGATCGTTTTGCGAAGCCCATTTTGTAATAGCCAATTTCTGGCCATCTAGGGAGTCGCTCTCTGTTGCCTGACGAGAAGTAGAAACCCTAATATAAGCTGCTAATTTCATCTCACTGCTCCTTTTTATCTTGTTTTAAGGCCAGTAAATCTTGATTTGTTCTTGCCTCAAATTGGAGACTATTAAACTCATGAACGATTGCATTGAGATTAAGATCAAGCAATTTACAGATAGTCTCGTGGGTGAAAGCCAGATGAATCTCTGCACTAACATCTTGAGCGACCCTTAAATGCACCTTTTTGTTCATGGTCACTCTCCTGATATGAATCTGCTAACAGATGATCAAAAAGTATCCAATTACAGAAGGTTAATCAAGGGGGGATATTAATAAATTCTTTTTAAATTCAACAAGTTAGGATCTAAAAAATAAAAACATTGCATTAACTTTCCTAAAGATCATTAGTAATCAGAAGGTTAAACCAAGTTAATCTATTAACTGATATTACGAATGGATATAGATTTATAATTAAAATAAAGGTTGTCGGCTGTGTATATAGAAAACTTGTATAAGAATCTATTGCTACCGCCTATATTCAAAGCCCTTTAGTGCCGATTTAAAACATTGTTGTTGCCTCGGTTACGGCCACCAAGGGTCTCCTACCCATTTTTGTACGACTTTCAAATACCTGCCCTCAAGACAGGAAACCGCATCAAATAGATCAAAAGTAATTCGATTTTCGTGTAGCCATACACCCACTAAAAAACATAGCATAATTCCCTCTGTCTTCGAACAAGTGTAAAGGTAGGCATCTACTCTATCGAGCAAACACTCCCGACTAGAAAGATCCCAGAATGGCAGAAATTCAGGCAGGTCGTCTTCCAGTAACACAGCAAATCTAGCCTGACCCAAGCTTAAATTAATATTTAGCTCCACAATGCACCTCTTTCAGGTCACTAAGATACTGCCCAGCAGGTCGGAATTTAAAGACTTCGTTATCTCGTCTCGGGAAATAAAAACGTATTCATGTCTAGATCCTCTGGAGTTAATTTATAACCATCAGAAGTAAGCATGATCGTCTTACCAACTTCAATGTCATAGGACGCTGGGCGTTCACTAGAGAATCGACCTGGGCCTTGGAGTTTGTAGCAAGTATTTTGGGTCTCAACGGTTAATGTATCGATATCAAGAGATATTATCAGCGAAGACCGCATTGCAGCTCCCGGCTTCCATCGCCCTAATCTATCGTCAACAACGGAGCCAGTAAAAAATCGGGGACTAAAGCTAGAGTCTTTTTCGAGCTGTTGAACGATGAAATCTACTGGTAGGTGATCACGTACATCGTGTACACACCAGGACTCAATTATCCCCCCAAAAGGCTTTGTGCTCTCCTGCGCCATTTTTTTGACTCACGAAAATTAGTTACGAATGTTATATGCTAAAAAACCGAAAATGTCAAAAAAATGAATAAAAACAATAATTTACGGAATAATAACTCACAGCATTTACTCGTACCAAGGTAAGCGCTCAATTAACCACGCCCTATACGAGGGACACATTCCAGGGTAGCAATGCCTGCAATTCGTCATCACTGGATATGCTTGGCAGTCTTGCAAACACCTCACGCAAATACGCGTAAGGTTCAAGGCCATTCGCTTTCGCGGTTTCGATCAAGCTATAAATAGCGGCGCTGGCGTGGGCACCTCTGGGCGTCGCGCTGAACAGCCAATTTTTGCGGCCAATAACGAAGGGGCGGATGGCGTTCTCCGCAAGGTTATTGTCGATGTTGACGTCGCCGTCTTCTGTGTAGGCTACGAGCTTTTCCCAGTTCTTATTGAGATAACCCAGCGCCGTACCGAGTAGGCCTTTGGGCAAGGTGCTGTGTAGTGTTTTGTCCAGCCACTCCCTAAGGGCGCTGAAGATCGGAACACTTTTCTCTTGGCGTAGCTGGCGGCGAGTTTCGCTGCTCGCGTCTTTCGCCTGCTTTTCGATGGCGTACAGCTTGGCAATATAACTGATCGCCACATCGGCTTTGCCGATGCGGGTAGTCTTTTTGTCTTTAGATGTCCCTGCCTTTTGAGCATCAACGAATTTACGGCGTGCGTGTGCCCAGCACCCCACATGGCTAATGTCGTCTTTGCGTCCAACGGCATGGTAGCCCGCATAGTCATCGGTTTGCAGGTAACCACTAAAGTCCTTTAGTAATTTTTCCGCCACGCTGCCAGCGCGGCTCGGCGCATAATCATATAACACGATGGAGTGATCGGGGGCGCCACTGCGCCTGACCCACATATACGATTGGCTACTTGCGGGCCTGTCCGGTTCGTTTAGCACCTGAAGCGGCGTTTCGTCGCACTGGATGATTTTGCCGCTGCGAAGTTCGCTATCAAGCTGGGCGATAAGTGGCGCGATCAATTCACCGCTGCGCATCATCCAATTGGCGAGGGTGTTGCGGGGGATATCAATCTCCATCCGTTTGAAGATGGCTTCTTGGCGGTGCAGTGGCAGCGCATCATGGTATTTCGCGGTAGCGATATACGCCAGTAGGCCTGCACTCGCATTGCTTTTTGGAATGGGCTGCGCCGGTAATGCGGCGGTACGTACCGTCGATTCACACGCTTTGCAGGCGTATTTCAGGCGGGCGTGTACTAAGACGTGGACGGTTGCAGGAATGATATCCAGCTGCTCGCTGGTGTCTTCGCCAATATGCGTTAACGCACAACCGCATTCACAGACTTTGTCGGCATCAGCCAGATCATGTTCGATACGAACGTGCGGCAAGTCAGCGGGTAACGATTTACGACCACGGGATTTGCGACGCTCATACTGGATTGTTTCGGTTTCGGCGTCATCCGTGTTTTCGTCAAGGTCGTCTTCGGGAACAGGCTCAGCGGCTTCGGCTTCATTAAACAGCTCGGCCTGCCCATCCGACTTCTCGCTGCTGGCCGCAAAGCGTTTATGCCTGAGTAAACGCACTTGTGCTTCGAGTAACGAGATGCGTTTATCCTTCTCCAAAAGCAAAGCTTTGAGGCTGTGGATATCGTCAGAAGAAGGGGTTGATGGTCGCGTCGTCATGACGCGTATTATACCAAAAGACCGTTAGCTAACCGAGTCAAAATACAAGGTTTCATGCGGTTTATTGCGCCAAATATCCAAGCCATCGAGCAAGAGGTTTAAGTCGCGGCCATCGCGTAATTCATAGCCTGACTCGCACTGGCGAGGCCATTTAAAGCGCTGCTTTTCTAGGCGCTTATACCAGACCACAAAACCATTTCGCTCCCAATACAGGAGTTTGATTTTATCTCGGCCACGATTGCAAAACACAAACAAGACTTCCATCATCGGCGAGAGCGCCAGCTCGTTTTCAACCAGCGCGGCCAAGCCATTGATGGACTTGCGCATATCTACCGGGGCCATGTACAAATAGACCTCAATATTGGATGTCGGCCGCAGCATCAGTTCGATTCCCGAAGGAGTTGCAGCACGGCGGGCAACACGACAGGCAAATCGCTGGCGGATAATTCCAATCGAACGCCGAGCGGTAAATTCATTATCATACGAGATGAGGCTGGCATGCCGCCCAGTTTTAATAATTTTGCTGAGGGCGCTTTTGCGGGGCTCAATCGATTGCGCCAATACGCGAAGTTATGAAATTTGATCTCATGCTGCTTGCAATACGCGGCTTGGGATAGTCCGCTGCCTTGCCAGGCGGTGACATGGTCTTGCCAGAATTGGGCTTTGTTGATGGTGGTCATGAATAGCTCCTCAGTTAAAAATTGAAGAGTAAAGCCGTAGTGGGAAGATTATTAGATGTGGTTTATTGAGCGCTTACGTACCAAGGACATATTGCCAAGATTACTCGTTCCTTAAATTAGATCGGTAAAACAGAAAGATACCAAGGGGGGGAGCCTTCAAATCGGCAATCCTCCCGTGAAAGCAAAATCCATGAGATCTTAATCGCTAAATCCATGAGGTCTGAATCGCTAAATCCATAAAGACTGAAGCGAGTGCTTGCGACGCGGTGGCGTGCTTGGAGAGGGAAGTAATCCTTGAGTGTTCATAATAGGTGTCCACTTGAAATGAGGTGGACACCAAGGCTACTAGCTTAAAATCGAATGGAAAGGTGAGTTCGCCGGACGGTTACATACTAAGTTCGGGAAGGCGTACTTTGGAGCCTGTAGGAAAAATGAACGAACCGTGTCTTTACCGACAACCTCGCAATGACACTGGTTTTTTTAGACTCAGTAATGAGCGAAATTATAGCTGAGTGTGTCTGCACAATAGCTTCTTCCGGAAGACCTAGATCTGCACTAACTAGATCAACTGTCCCTGGATTCGACCAACATGCGCTTGTAGGATTTCCAGATTTAAGATCTATCGAAAAGATCATCGATGACGTCGGTCGCTGACCCCATACTATATTTCTGGTCTCGATATCCTTCGAAATGTTGATCTTCGTGCATTGCCGACTTCATGTTGTATTGAATTATCTCGTCAATATCACAGCTTTCTGCTACAACTTCCACATCGACATCATCGAAGGCAACTCCGAGGTCTGCAAACCTATCATGCACGTAATCGAATATTTCAGAGTGATCACAACTTTCACTGTGATACGCACTACTCATGACACCTTCTTCAATAACATCCCTTGTTATGTCTTCAGACAAATACTCAATGTAAATCTCTTTAAATTTTTCGGTCAAATTAGATGGAGGTACATCTACGGCAGCTACGAGATTTGAGAGTGGAACAAACTCATCCATGTCCTTTTCGTAATCATAAACCCAACCCTTCAGCTTTTCCTTAAAGACCGGGTCACCCGAACTGATTAGACCCAATGTGAATGACCAATAAATAAACTCGAAATAATCGATCCCATAGGAACAAGGATCAGAAGATAATGCTGACCTTATTAGGGTTTTAATATAATCAAGAACTATACCTTTTGGTGATAGTAAAAAAGCACCACAAGACAGTAGTCGAAGCTTATAACCATCTATTTCGCTTCCATTTTTTAATATAGATAACCTAGTAAGCTGCGATTCAAGAAGGTTGCAGTAATATTCTTGGTCAATTACAGAAGATACCTTCAAACTTTTTAAGTTGGAAATCGATTCAGGTGTTTTTAAACTAAAAAGTAATTCATCGATATAATTAAAGTCACTTAAATAATTAGAAATGACAAAATCTGCAATTGACGGATTAAATAGATCATATGAAATTTTATCACTGCTAAATACACTTCTGTTCAGTAGTGCGCCAACCAATAGCCTTTCGACAGAATCAAAACTTCTATTTTTAATTCCTATTAAATTACTTGACAATATCCCTGCGTAGACATCTCTTAATCTTGACTCTAATAAAGATGTTCCATTTAGAGATACTGCGACAACAACATGCTTACATATGTCATCAACCTGAACCTCAAGAACATTCTTCCATATATCTTTAGGATTAGATAACGTTGTGTGTATATAGTCCCAATACTCACTAGATCTTATACCCGGAAGGCGATGATGGTCAGTAATGAAAGATATAAGTCGAGGGTTGAAATTTTTGTGCTGAATGATTTTAAGGTATCTCTTTCCTTCATAGAGCTGATCTATATAGTCTTCCTCTAGATCACCGAACCAAATGTGGTTATATAGAATTTTGGCTTTATCGATATCAGTCAAAGAGGAAATTGATAATTCATATTCATTCCTATCCACCTTCTTGATATCAAAAAGATCACTAAGCCTCTTACCTTGATTCAAGATGTTTGATCGCGACGTAAGAATAAATCTCTTCTTCTTATCTTTTTCGATTCTCTTAATGAAATTTATTACATGAGAATCTTGATGCGAACCAAGAGATAATAAAAAATTTCTTCCTAAAAAATCATCAAAATAGAAAATCTGTTTTGACTCTTCACTATATAGTTGTTCAGCCTCATTCAATGAGTTTTCTATAAAACAAAACTCGTACCCATTAGCCGTGTAGTACTGGCAAAGTTGATCAGCCAAGGATGTTTTACCAACACCAGGAGAGCCTGTAATTATTACAGAGTGAACTTTTTCAAGTTTTTCCATGGCTTCGGTATGACTTTTAGTTACTACATACCGATTTGATTCTTCAATGATCTCTTCTAGCTTATACTTACTTCTACCAATAATCGCAGAGCTCAATATCGTTGCAAGAACATTGGTGCTCGAAATCCATAACTTATAATGTTTTCTTTCTACTTCCATATTTTTCGATAGAATATCATTAAGATCTTCGTTTCCAAAAATATCTGATTCAATTAATATGTATGGAGATAGCAGCGTCTTAATTTTGATCTTATTTTCTCTTGATAACTCCAAAGATGTTACAAATATATAGCGCTTCGGACTAAGCTTTTTTACTTTTTCTAATTCGGTATTCTCTATAGACCTGATTAGCGCGGAAATCCCAGACTTTATCCAATGCTTACATTGGATAACAACCTCTTCCCCTTCTGAAGAAAAAAAGCGTCCGTCCACGCCGCCGTCTCGTCCAACTTTAAATCGCTCAACCTTTGAACCTAAATGGCATGTCAACAGATCTACTGAAAGATTCTCAAATTCTTTATCGTTCAAGCTACTAAAATCATAATCTGACATTGATATGCTGGCCTTAATATTGGATTATGCTTGCAATCGAACCCGGAGCGAAAGGGCGAAGTGCACACCACGTTGCCTCGATTGCACGTTTTGTTATGTGCCGCTCTTCGCTCATGCTATAAACCTTTTAATTTCACGAAGCCAAGTGGTTAAATCTTCATAACCACCTCGTGCTTTAATTCTTTCAATAGTCATTTTTTCAATCGCCTGAGTATTCAGGGATTTTTTCTTGTCACTGCTCTGATCTTTTTTCTTCTCAGGAGCCAGATCATTCCAGTTATTATTTACTGCTCTGTTAGTTGCTTCTGCAACCAGCATAGGAACGTCATCTTCATCGCCAAATTCCGCTAGTTGAATGATTGTCCCATTTTCTGCGTAAGCTTCCATTATAGCTTCATGATGTAGATAGTTTTCCAGCTCCAATTTCGATGTATTAAACGCGACTTTCCTATCATTTCCTGCCGCATTTATTCGCTCCACGGCTGTACGATATGCTGCAACGTCGCTGTCATATATATGAACCTCAGGCTTGCCAAGCCCATCAAGATGTTTTTGCTCTATATAGTGCTTTAGCGCTGACCCACCAGTTATGACATAACCGACCTCAGTGGAACTCATCAAATTGATAAAATCCGAGTCATCTTCGCTTATGATTTGACTGTATCTTTTGAGAGCATTTACGTCGTGATTACCCTCTACGTACAGTAATACTTTAACGCGATCTGATGGATTTGGTAGAATACCAAGAGTAGATATCACTTTAGATATCACGCCCTCGTCAGCTTCGCCACTGATTGGATTAACACCATAATCAATTTTTATATTGTTATCATGATCAGATGATATAAACCGTAACGATTCAACCGGAATTTCCCTGACAAGATTTGCACTATGGGTTGTAAAGAAAACTTGAACATCATCTTGCTGGCTTAACTCAGACAAGGCGTCAATAATCATGGTTTGATGATTAGGATGCTGTGATGTTTCGGGCTCTTCAATAGCGTATATTATTGAAGGAGCATTCTTTTCAACCTTCCTCTTTTCCGCTTGAGCTTGAAAAAAACTTAATACTACAAGCCTTCTTATCCCACTTCCCCTTTTGTTCAAAGGTATGTTTTGCTCGTTCAGCAACGTTAAGTCAAACACCTTGCTATAGTTGGGATCTTTGTTGAATTCAGATTTAAGTCGTTCAGATATATCTTTGTCGAACTTCTTAAGCTTCTCTATCGTTCGATCTGCTATATCTGTTGAATACTCCTTTACCTTTCTTTCTATACTTTCTAAAAGAACAAGAACTTCCGGTAAAGCAAGTGCTTCATTTATTGCTGATTGAAGAGGATCTTTGATATCTCCGTCTTTATCATCAAATGTTTTATCCGACTTAAACAGCGAGAAGATAGGAAGTAATTTTTTAAGAGCACCCCAGACAGCTTTCAAATTATCTTCATTGTCGACGTTACCGTCAACTTTTAGTATTTTAAGTGCTCTCCCTCCACCGATGTGATCTCTTATTGCAGCCCTTATTGGAGCGTTCTTACTTTTAATAACCCCATCTAGATTTACATTAAACTCCTCTGCCGCGGCCTTAAGCGGGGTATTTTTCATGCTTAAAAGGTTTGAGAGTCGAGGGTCTGATGGATGGTTTGCAATTAGATATACGGCTGTAGTCTTTCGGCCGGCGAAGGTGAACACCTTCATTACTTCTAATTGATTATTAGCATTTAATATACCCTCTTCGACAGGAGAAGATGCAACTGTAGTATCTAAAATCACCTCGTCAGGAATACCATCAAAATAACAAGTTAGCTCTATTGAGCTTCCGTCAGCATTATTTGATAAATCGCTCTGATCTACAGAGTCGTTAAAAAAACCATTTATGGCCTCCAGGATTGCTGATTTCCCGATATCATTTTTTCCGATTATGGCGGTTAAATCCTCGAGAAAGAACTCCTGTTCAGCTTGGTAGCACCTGAAGTTTTTTAGCTTTATCTTTTTAAGTCTCATGCAAACATCCTTATTCTGATTGTTGTGCTATCTCTCAGCTTTATTTATATAAATAACATTATTAAAAAGACTCGCGCCATATATCGATTTAGCCCACCTATCAAAGAAAGGGCTTTGGCATGAGATAAAGATATCAGGAGGATACAATGAATTAGCTTCTTCGCCATTAGCGAGAGCCAGATAAACGAAGACCAATTCCCTTTATGTCTGTCAAATATACCTTTCCGCTGATCATAGCGCATTTTTCATAAATTTCAATGAGTTAAGTGACTCGTAACGAAGTTAATACGAATAACCCTACAAACATACTCTAAAGTAGCGGGAGCAGCAGAAACTGCTGGGTTGATAGCTCCTTTTGCTGAGTTAATGGAGAAGCGCTTCAATACGATCAGACAGGCCCAAAATAAAACAGGATCCGTACCTTTTTTGGGTACAAAAGCGCCTTGTACCGATAATGATACACATGATCAAAACGATATCTTCAAAGAAATATCTACAGTTAGCTGCTTGGCTTAAAGATGCGCGAACGATGCGAGGCTATAGTATGCGGGATCTGGCAGATATTTTAGGTGAACCGCATAGTCTTGTTCAAAAAACAGAAAGCCTAGAGCGCAGGCTCGATATATTCGAATATGTCCAATACTGTAAGGCTTTGGGTATAGATCCAAAACAGGGGTTAGCTATACTCGAAAGTAAAGATAACCCATAATATTCAAAGAGCTAGCAACCAATGAATTATACGTTTAGTGGTAAATCTAACTCAAACTCCCAGTGCCCATATTCATCCCACTCGGCCCGCCATTACAAAAAAAGGCCCTAGTCGCGAGACTAGGGCCTTTTTTTGTAATGGCGCGGCGGCATTTTCTTCCGCTAATACTAGCATTCAACGCCTTAACCCTTAACTTGAATATCTAGCCGCGCTACATTACACCGTCGTCGCCAACAAGCGTGACGGCACATCATAAACAGCGGTGAACAATGGCGTTATTTAAAAAAATCTCTGTAGGCCAATTCACTTTTCTGCGAATTATCGCGGCCCTTGCTTTACTAACCGCCACGCAGGCCTGCCACCTTTACTGGGACATGGCCTGGG